ACACCCTAACGTAGGCATGAAATCTCATGAGGGTGTTTATTATGGCTACCATAAAATAAACACCCTAACGTAGGCATGAAATCTCATGAGGGTGTTTATTATGGCTACCATAAAATAAACATATACTCCTATACTGTCCCGTAGTATAGTATCTTATAAGGTAAATTTAGAATCAGGAAGGGGGTGACTAAATATGATTAAAGACTACGCTGTAACCGAATGGCTCGGAGATTATCCTCTGGAGAACCAGTCCTTATGGAATAAAGAGTTCAGCGACCTAGAGTATGCTACGACTCTGGCCGAAGCCACTTATAAGATCGGTCTCCATAAGTACGGGTACGAGCACGAATCGAACGACTGCGGTAAATCCTTTCGCCAGTCTTATTACGTTCTGGTTCAAGAGGTAACTGATTTTAGCGTGGATGGTGTACTGTCTAAAGAAGTCTGGAAGGAAGCGGCAGGTATCACTAATATCGGAAACTTAGGTGGAGCGGCATTGGCCAGGTTTTTATCTAAATGGGAGGACTAACGATGGCGGTTAAAGTATCAGATAAGCAAAAATATGATTACCTGCGAATCCAGGTAACGAAGAAACTGGTAGTCATGCGCCGAAGAAAAAAGCAGAAGGAAGATGGCCCTGAAGAGAGGGCAGTCTTAAAAGACTTTTTCCGGCACTTTAAGTAAACGGTGAACTAACTTCTGGAAGGGGGTGATTTCTGTGATATATGATTCCGCTGTAAGAATAGCATCGTGCGTTATCATCGGCTATGGCCTTGTAATGGGCATGGTTCTGGTGATTCTGACCTACTAAGTGAATAGCCTACCCCTAGAGAGGGTGGGCTGGAGTACACCCTAACGTAGGCATGAAATCTCATGAGGGTGTTTATTATGGCTACCATAAAATAAACATTTACTCCTATAATGACCCGTAGTATAATTACTTATAAGGGATAAGGAATTCAGTAAACGGAAGGGGGTGATTACATGCCAGCTTTAAAAGAAGGAGAAAGATGGAGCGCAGGTTACGGAGTAGGCGATCTGGAAGGAGTTTTTTCAGGAGTCATAGACCTCTCAGGTAATCGTCATAAAGACGGCTATATCGACGGTACGTTCATTTTCACGGACGACGCAGGATTTCGCCCATGCGATATAACGGACGCTATGCTCGATAATGCTCGTAAGGGAAACGGTACTCACGAGTCCGTAAAGGGTGCTTACGCTGTGATCGATCTCTCTAATAATCCAGAATCATTAGAGGAGAACGGTCTTTCCAGCGCCGACGCAGAGGAGTTAGCGAAAGCGATGAGCGTAATCTGTAAGCACATTAAGCGTCAGCTTATATTCTAACTTTAACAGGGTAAGGGCGAAAGCCCTCACCCTTTCCTCACCCTTTGGCCCCCATGCGGTCTCATGCTAACCTGTCTAACAGGGGTGTCAGGACATAACTACAGGTCGGCAGCCTATAATCAGCGTACTTAGTCATATGTCTTGGGTAGGTGACACACGTTTCATGCCTACTCATGCTACCAAAAATCACGCAATCACTATGTTAGTTGTGTCTGAATTTGGAATGACTGGGTAATGACCGCTACGATGATAGTGGTATTGTTGTGACAATAAAAAAGCGTTTACTTTCACGAGTAAACAGGTTACTTTATCTAATGAATACGGTGTGATGTGAGTGAATGAACGGTGGATGAACGGTGAAAGGTGCGTACGGGGCCAGACAGGCAAGGGGGCAGTGCTGGTGTTGCACGCCCCACGTCACCCATACAAACAAACATAAGCACGTCACCCATACAAACAAACATAAGCACGTCATACTCATTAACATTACACGTGACACGCATCCATACAAATAAACATAAGCAAAACCACTAACACGGATACACCTTAGCATCCAAGTTACATACACCCTTAGCATCCAAGCCTTACACGCTTTGATATATAAAGCAGACACGTATAGATTAAGATAGGTACACGGATATAACTATATAGGGAGTCAATAGGGTCAAAAGGTATAGTCTGTATAGGGATAGTAGTTGGTGCTTTAGGGGTGTCTTTTTAGGGAGATAGCTGATATGGGTATTTGGGAGAAGGTTTTGCTTGGATGCTTTAATGTAATAATGATAGTGATTGGATGCTATGTCGTGATAGTTGGTGGGGCTGTTTATGCTTGGATATTTGGGTGAAGGCACGGTGGAAAACGTGATAACAAGGTGGAAATTGGAACAAGGTGAATAATAACAAGGTGTTATGAAGGAATTGGGGGTGAGGGATTGGGTGAAAGGGAATGGTAAAAGAGCGATGCTCTTTTATGTCGGGTGTTTAGAGGAGTGATAGTGTGGGTGGATTTAGATATACTATAGTTTTGGTAGGTGAAGAAGGAATGACTTGCTTATGGTGGAGATAACAACGTGAGAACATTAGAGATTGTAAAAGAAACGCAGGGAATTAAGGCTTTACTTCCAATCGGTAATATAGTAAATATAGGTTGGTAAAGAGAATATACTATATGAAAACGAGATGTTATGTCTAAATTTATTAAGCTACATGGGAAGCGAGACGTTGGTGGGAAAGGGAATCTTGTACTCGTCAATGTCAATGCGATAAAACACGTCCTTGTCTCCTATGATAAAAGCAGAGGAGAGTGCTATACAAAAGTAAGAACATCCGATGAAGTAAGCGTTGGAGTGAAAGAAACAGTCGAAGAAGTGTGGGCGATGTTAAATGATACACCTAATAATGATAACGATGCTCAAAGAGACAGGCTGAGTAGGAGGATGGATGTAGAACAAGAGAATAATCAGTACGAAGAAGTATCCTTTGATGGTGCGAGCAAGTATGACCATACTACGATCTATCATTTTGGAGGGAGTGAGCTGTTTTACACGGTAGTACAAGATGATTATAAGACCGTAACCAAGGCGATAAAGACTGCTATGGGTGAAGAAACTAATGGTAAGCTAACGAGGAGGATGGATAAATGAGGATATCAGAGACGGAGATGAATACAAAGACTATCGTGATCGGGAGGACTGAGTTTCTTGGAATGATACTTCGCCACATACAATATAAAGGCGTTAAGATACACGAGAATGCTGCCGATGAAGTAACTTTTAATTTTAGCGATAGTTCACAAGCCTCTGCTTCTGAGCTTAAGCACGTAGTAGCTTCTTTCAAAGTAGCATCTATTGTCCGAGATGAAGAGAGCATTTAATCATGGATACTACCCTTCCTAATATAATGTTCTTGACGTTAAGGAGCATGAGAAAGAGAGTAGGGATAATTTGTAGCAACGTATCGTGCTATATTGATAACGTTGATTCTACTACAATTTGCTTTATTGGTGATCGTCAAGATAGCATAATCGTGCTGGAAAAGTTCGATGACATCACCTTTAAGCTGAGAAAAAGTGGAATCGATACTGCGGGAAGGAGGATGAGGAAGATTGATTGCTGAGCCAAAAACGATAGTACTTACGTGGGAAGGTAACGGCAGCAAGGCGCACGTTCTAATCAATAGCATTGTCTATTATGAAAAGAGCGTATCGGATAAATATACATGCTTATATGTTGTGAATGGGACTAATCTCAGAGTAAAAGAATATTGCGCTGCTATAACAAGAATGATAGAAGGCACGCCATTGAACGATGCTCAAAGAGACAGGCTGAGTAGGAGGATGGATGTAGAACAAGAGAATAATCAGTACGAAGAAGTATCCTTTGATGGTGCGAGCACGATTGATAGGTTTGCTACCGAGAATGAAGATCCAAGAGAGCATCTTGATATAAACGATGTCGAGAATTTTAATGTCGATCCAAACCTCCTCCCCGACGAAGGGCAAACCAATGGTGAGACATTGATCGCAAGGATGGGTAGACTTGAAGATAGATTAGCCCAAACGACAGACCGTGGCGAACAAAGGCTATTGGCCGATGCGCTTGATAGCGTTAGGGAGGAGATCTCAAGCCGATTTGAAGCCAATGGCTATGATAACCCATACCATGCCTTCTCTGCTACTGAAATTGCCAATAGGACTGAAACTGAACTTAGGGCAAGGATGGATATATTACCTAGCCTTGTTCTTGCTGCTGATACTGAAGAAGAAGAAATCAGCCTTACTGAGGAGATAGAATTAATTGAAAACGAGTTATTAAGAATGGCGGTCAACGATGATACACCCTTCTAAAGGAAACCAATGAGCATAATACTTGAAGATAGGATGGGACTACCACAGTTAAAGACAATCTCTGGATTCGTCGGTATCTGGAACCTATCAGAGGTATTAAACTTTGCTATGATGTGGGGAAATGCTAATAACGTCACCGTCTCACCTCAATCAAAAGACATAAGGAGTGGTGCGTGGGGGTGCTTCGTAGCGATGACCGTTAGGATTAACGACGAAATGGTTCAAAGGCAGTACGGACTTATTAAGTCTGCCACTGTTGAGGACTATATAAGCACCCTTATTGACGATGATTTGGTTATAGACAGCGTCAAAAGATCAAGAAAGCTTACCGTAGGTGAAGATGGGAGATTAAGCAGGAGAATCGATAAGGAGAATCTATGATTAAATGTCCGATGTGTAACGGTGAGGTAGATAAGATAATCTATTATGGGCTACCTCATAAATTCTGTAAAGACAGGGACTGTAACTGTATGTTTGGGTTCTTTGCTCTGTTTACTAAGTTCTTGCCGTTCAACGGGTGGGTAGTGGAGTACAAAAGCAACTACTTCGTAGCATTATTCTATTGGGTGAAAGGGTGATAAAATGAAAGAAAAGATCAGCAACTCAGGATTCAAAATATGTAGAAGGTGCGAGTATATCATGCTTGCTTCTGTCGAAGCAGAAGGCGCTGACGGTAACTGGATAGAAATCAAGTGGGCGCACTGTTCTCACGAAGGCGGGAGCGTGCCTATAGCTGTACTAAAAAACTGTCCTTTGCTGGGGTCGCACGTACCAGACTTTAAAGCATAATACTTCGGATCGGAAAGGCGTGTAAGTGCCTGGATTTCATGAAAAGTTTCTTATGAGTAGCATAAAATAACCCTTTACTTTCAGTACCTTATATATTATCCTTATATAGTAGAAATATTATGTACATAAAGGGGGGGGTGATTCTAAGTGTACGAGAAAATATGCGTTAGGTGTGAGGAGAGGCCAGTTAATATAGATGTCCGTGAGATAACGGGCAGAGATATTTGCGTCATATGCTGTATTAAAGGCTATAAGTTTGTGCTCGGCAAGGTATCGAGTGAAAATCGTGATCTACAGAAGATAGTGGATACCATGCGGAAGGGCGTCATAAAAGTCTGAGCTTAATGAAAAGTTTCTTCTGCCGTCATAAAATAAGCCTTTACTTCACACCCTAAAAAAGGTATAATTAGGTAGTTTGAAAGACCTAGGACAGGCCTAGGCTCAGGACAGGGAATAAGCGAAGTGCGGAGCACGTAACGCCTCCCTAAGTTTAACATACCGATCTTGAAGCCTTCGTCGGTGCGGAAATAACCGTATATGTTAGACGGAGAGGACAGCGGAGGGATTAACACCGTTAAGGTAGTAATCCTGTTCTGAAAAGAACTTAGAGCCACCGGGAGTAAAAGAAAAGCATAAGTCGGAAAGACTGCTTTACAGAACTAACGTCCTACCTACAGTAAACTCTTACTGCGTTGGTGAGGGCTAGAACCCCGTGTATTGTATCCTTAATCTATCGTCTTCCCGCAGCAATCGGCACTTCTCGAAAACGTCAGAAATAAAGAATATTTGCTGACGATATGGCGTAGGCTATCTAACCTGAGGCCCTTTATAAACCGTGAGTTAGAAGTCAGATTCAGTCCCAACGCCGGTAAGAAGAAGCCACTTCCATAAAGTCTTTTCAATATTCTATCTCATACTCTACTACTGCGACTTCATACGGACGAAAAGATGGCTCGGAAAGGGAGAGTGTTTCTACAGCGATAACTTCCGTCCTTGAGGCAATCTGGTTTCAAGGGTAAGGAAAACCGTAGTGAACGATTAGTCTGAGCGTTAAGCCTTTAAATGGGAAAGCCATTAGTAGGTGCCTAGACAGCACGAAGTGGTTAGTAGCTGCCTAATACGTTGGGCTATGGAAATCGCCTTTTAATGATAAAGCCATCGAAAGTTTTACTGGATGATCCATCTTTGATTCTTTGAGTCCTCGTACCTACCCGTTGTAACAGAGGATGATCGGGATGCGTTCTTACGTTGGTAGTAAGAAGTCTGGGTGGAAATAAAGTTAAATAAAATTTCAGATTTAGGTCAAGACCAACCGAGAGGTGAGTCCCTATCAAGACATAGGGGGAGACTGGTAACAAAAATTAGTAGGGCTTGAAACGATGAAAGCATAACGTCGGTGAGAAAGAAGCCGATAGTGTTAATAACCGTATCAAGGAACCGCTGTAGGTGACATAAACACTCAAGCTTCTTAATTTTCCCTCCGGTACGCTGAAAAGCGTACCCTACACTGTAAAGTGTAGTCCTTTCAACGTAGCTGTAAAAGCTACGTGTTGGTGGTTGGGGCATCCTTCATTGGGTGCCCCAATTACTGCTTCTTGACGGGTTAAATAGGCACAGGGGTCACACAATTTAGTGTGGATGCCCTAGCTCTGCCGTGCTCTCCTTAGCAACACCTTTCCAAAGTCGGCTTGCGGCTAGCTTCATATGCTCCTGTGCCTATTTAACCTGTTAACCCATAGAAAAGGAGAGTGATTATGGAAAATGAAGCGAATGGATTCAAGAAAGAAATCGAGAACTATCAGTGTCCCGGTTGTATGTGCGGTTGTGACATAAGCTGCTTTGAGCCTAGTTTTCTAGGCGTAGGCTGTGGAAAGCACGTGCCTGGAACCCTTATTGTACCAGGGATAGGCAGAATATCTCTTGGTATGCCAAAAGGGTTCAACCGAATAGGGCCATTAGACACTAAAGATGGCAATATGAACCTGTATATCCTGCCACACCCCGATGAATTCGAATATGATGACCTTAACGTTGTCGTGTGGAAACATCTGGATGAGCACGGGAACACATTAGCCCGTGGTATGACTCCACGGCTAAACCTGCCTTTCTTACACGTTCTTATTGGTGACTACATCGACGCTATTGGCGGCATCGATATAACATCTAAGCTAAAAGACCTTGACTAAAAGGAGGTGATTGAATTGAAAGAAGAATATACAGAGCTACGTCACGCAGCAGGGCTTCTTATGATCCTTGGACGGAGAAATGCTTGCCGGTACTGCCCGAAATTAATGATATCGAGTGGAACTGGAGAATCGTTTGAAGTCTGTAATCTTGATAGCGTTACAAGAAAGACGTGCGCATCGTTCATTGACCTCGACATTGTCCGTGAAGATAAATCGTTTTGTCCTTGTCACCAGTTAGGAGCTAAAGAAGTTATGAAGAGGACGTGGATTGCTCTTGAGGAGAAAGGCTATCTCGACAACTTTGAACCAGAAGATGAGCTTAATCCAGGTATCGATGACCCATTTAATACAGTCGAACTTATGGCTGGTGACGGCAACTACGGGAGATAATCTACAATGACTGACTCCGAGTTGGATCTATTGTATCTGAAGAAACGAGACGAAAGACTGAGTAAAAGCAGAGACTCTGTGGTCCTTGATAGGATCATAAAGTTTCTGTTTCCTTTCGCAATCGGCGTCATCCTTGGATACGGATGGTGCTGGAACGTATTTAATTGAAAAGGAGGTGATTTAATTGAAGATTGAACTCAGCCAAAAGCAGATAGTAGGCATATTCTGCCGTAAGGTAAGAGACTATGCTATGGGCTCCAAGAAAGGAACCTATAACTCTGTAGACCCTACTGCCTACGAAGAATATCAGGCACACTGTTGGATGTACTTTGGCGAAGGAACGGAAGATGAGCGTGAAGAAGCGTCTACCGTACACGTTAAAGACATAACGTGGGGAGTTGAAATCAAGATCGTGTCTAAAGATCGTGAAGAAAACGCTTACTTCGAGTGGCAAGACGGTGAGTGGTGCCGTGAGTCAGACGGATTCAAGAAATTCTTTATGGACATTCTGCTTAACGACATTGGCGAGCGAGCAGATTATATGGATCACGAGAAGTCTACTGAAGAACGATTGCTTGATATGGAAGCTTACGATAGGTAAAGGAGGTGATTTGTGAAGTATACAGAAAAGGAGCACGCAGTAAACCTACTTGAGATGCTCAAGCACGAGAATCCTTGTGCTACTTGTCCTGCTGGTAGTCGTTTCTTTGATGATCTTGTCTGTAAGACGTGCCGAGAGTTCGTCTGGCTAATTGGATCAGGAATACCTGGAACCCGTTGCCCTTGCTCTTGCTTTGGACAGGATTATAGGCTAACCGTTGATAACCCTGAAGCCATAAAGATAACATGGCTTGCTCTTGAAGCAAAAGGTTACATTTAAAGGAGGTGATAATCTATGACCAAAGATACAGGGAAAGCCCTTGTGATACACAGCAAGGACTTTCCAGTAGTATCCATATCCAAAGAGGATATAATCACCTTCTTTAGGGCTAAGTACAGGCGAATGCCAGAGTTTGATGAGCGCCTTAAGGTCATAGAGAAGATGACCGACCGTGATATGGAGGAGTTAGCTAAGAAGATGGAAAGAGAGTATGTGAAATCTGTCTTCTGGTTCGACCTTGAAAATATTTTCGAGGATGAGATTATGACTAAGTGAACGGAGGGCATAAGGGGAATGCCATTTAGCTGGGAACAGCTTTGCTGTTACAAGTATCCAGATAAAAACCAGCCCTTGGGCGACATGCCTTTATGCCCTCACCTAATGCCGCAGCTACGGGTGTGGTATTAGGTGGTAACGCTGATGTTGAAATCTTGCACACAATGAAGGGAGGTGATTAAGTGAGAGAATCAAAGTCGGACTTAATGTTGGCATTACTACACCTGATCGTTATGCACGCAGTCACGTTGGTATGGGTAAAGCTAACCTTTGGACTCTTATCAGCCTTTTGGCTGGCAATGGCAATCGATAACGCACGTAAAGGGAGGTGAGTCGATGGGAGCACATTTTGAAACGATTGTAATGTTCGCTACCGATGCTTCTGATCTTGAAAAGCAATTCCAAGAGATCATGGAGCAATGTAGAGTTGAATACGGTACGAACCCGTACAGCGGAACTTGGGCAACTCTGGATGGCATCAAGATCGTCGAGCCTGAGCTTGTACCTGATGAAAGGAGCACGTGGCTTGTTCTTGCTGAAGAGTGGCTAATGGATAATTGCCAAAAGTGGGAGTACGCATTGGCTATCTATAGCAAGAATGGCAGCGGATATGTGGTTGGCGGGTGGTTAGCAGAATAACCTGAAAGGAGGAATGATGGGTGGACAACAGGGATTTGCTGTCGTTGAATATGGTGGTGGCGAAGTACTAGATGACGGTGACTACGATAATGTATTCATACACACGGAAAGAAGTGCCGTCACGATTGCGATGAAGGCATGCATCGAAAGAATGACGGCCATGTGTAGGAAAGGGTGGGTTGACAACGATGTGATCGACAGCTACTGTGTCGTAGTTATGGATGCCTACTCCGTCGAAAACGATAGCCTAAATTGTGTTGGTGAATTAGAACAACTTTCACTCATAATACACAACGGGAAATTCTACTTTGAAGATCACATCGTAGAGTTGCTAAGCACGAGAAAAGACTTAATGGGATAGAAAGGAGGTGTATATGGCAGATGATAGTAAAATGATACGGTATCTTGAGGTGTCTACTTCTGCTCTTATTGCTATGGGTGATTTAGCCGGGAAGTGTGGAGAAGAAGGCCACAAGAAAATGTGGCTGAGGCTCTATGCTTCTATAGGAGAGAAAGATGTAGCTGATAGTATAGCCGATGTTATCTCGATGTACTTCAAAAGACTTGATGACTTTGATATCGGTGGAGTAATAGCAGGAAGAATAAGTGAAATTGAAAAAGGTCTTGCGGAAGGCAATGTGACTATGCTCATTGAGACAGGTGGCAAATCAAAGCCAAGCATAGGCAATGCTGTAAGTAGAGCACTACAAGCAACAGGCGATGAAGATGAATAACTTTGGCTTATTTGTTGTCTGGGTATTAGCCTACGTTAATATCCAGATCAAATCAACCAAGGAGAGGAGGTGATTTAATTGAAAGAAGAAATAAGTGTTGAGCTGTTAGAGAACATCCTTCCGCACGGATCAGGGATAGACTCTGATTGGGAGTTCATCGAACACAAAAACGGCAACGTAACGTGTATGAATTCATTTCACGCTATGACGGAGCACGGATTCTATGACGGATATATGCCGTTCAAGTTCAATGTCTTCAGGCGAACGGATGGTGCACTGAGCTTTGGCAAAGTAATCTGTAACGAGAATGTCAGGGTATCTTTCTTCGGATTAAGAGACTATCTGGACGAGACAATTTTCTGGCATCTAAGCAAGCTTGTATGGAAGGGAGGTGAGAAGGCATGTTCTATTTCTGGTTCATAGACAATACGATAGAAAGTAACATGCGGTATAGCTCATACCACCAAGTTATCTTTGATAAGTGCCGAGACAAAGTAGGTACCAAAGAATACTCTGTGCTTACAAGATGGGTTGGTAACAATAGAATGTAAAGGAGGTGAAGCTAAGATGGGTGGAGATAAATTCTTTACAAGGAATAACTGTCAGAGATGTCACTTAAACCTTGATAAAGGTAGGATTATGAGCTGGTTCACAGCAGAAACTATCTGTATGGACTGCTCAGCCGAAGAAGACAGGATCAAGCGTGACCTTAAACGGCTAGGCAAAAACCCTAGCACCTATGAGGGATGCGGGTTTGTGCCGTGTAACTAAAAGGAGGTGGTAAGATGGAGAGAGAACAGCTGAGATCTATTCTTGATAGGCACATCAAGAAGGTACAAGAACTTGTCGATTCAATCGTTGAGCACGGCGGTGTGCCGATAGACAGCAATGAGCGAAGGCTAATAAGAGAAGTTGTTAGCTGTAGCTGGCTGCCGGAAATGATGGATAAAGCGAAGATGTTCCTTGCTATGGGTAGCATTAAAGATGCTGATGAGGCATTTAAAAATATCATCCGCACGTTCGAAGATTTAACCTAACGGGGCATACTGCCCAACATTGACTCATTCAACCGTAAGAGGAGAATACTGATGGCAACACAGAAAGAGAAAGACGCTTTGGAAAAAGCACAGGCTAAGGCGAAAGACAAAGTTGGCGGCACGACTGCCAAGACCATCGACACGATCAAGTTCAAGAGTGGTTCCGGTTCCGGTATCGTGTTCAAGACCCTGGAGAAGGCCAAGGAACCCTTGACTATGAAGGAGATTGAGGATCGTGCCGTAAAGGCTGGTCTCAAGAATCCGGCAAGAGCCAAGGCTGTAACTAACTGGTTCGTAAACAATAATATCGCAATCAAGGATGCGAAGGGTTGCGTAGCCCTGGTAGAGAAGGGCGCTGTAGTTGAAGCACCTGCTGAAGCTAGCTAGCGTGCGTTGAGGTTATAGGCACGAGCAAGTATCGTTCGTGCCTATACCTGTACACACACTAACCTAGGAAAGGAGGTGATTGCTTGAAAATGAAGTTCAAAGACCACGATCTTCTTGAACTCAGAAAGAGTAAGTACGATGACGGGCATATAGCAATTGCTGCTGTATATGACTCAGACAAGTCAGGTTTTGAAATACTGACAGTCGAGGCTCCTGACTTCAACTTTCCTTTTGATGAGGTTGCTATTAAGACGTGGGGCAGAGCGAAAGAAATGCTTGAAACGCTCTTTGATACAGGGTTGTTTGAAGACACTGGTAAGAGAGCAAGATCGTCGGAGAAAGGAGTTGTGACAGAGCTTTGGTCCATTACCAAAAGGAATCTGGCTAAACTCCCAGACATACCGAACAAGTAACAACTAACCTTGAAAGGAGGAAAGGTGAGAAAAGAAATAAAAGCAGAAGCAATCCCAGGCTATCTCGCAGCTGGCTACTCTGGCTTTATTATCAAAACAGCAGAGCCGGCAAGAGCAGCGAAGATGCTGAGCGACGCACTTGACGGTGCGAAGCGCAAGGATGGCGAGACCTATTCTGTAATGGAATGGAACGTCCTTAAAGGCAAGAAGTCATCGCCAATGGATGCGCTTGAAGACTTGACGAGTGAGGCTGGTGACTTTACGTGCGCCATCCTACACAACTTCCACTGGTTCATAGATACTCCTCCTGTTATCCAGAAGATCCAGAACGAAATGGATATCTGGAGGAACCAAGGGAAGGCTTTGATAATCCTGTCTCCTGAGGCACACCTGCCAATTGAGATCCGTAAGGATTTTATGTCACTTGAGCTTCCGTTGCCTGATGAAGGCGAGATCAGAACTTCTATGAAACATATCTCTGATTCAGCACGCAAGCCTGATCTTATGAAGGGCGACCTTGAGCCTGTTGTACAAGCAGCAAAGGGCCTTACCCAAACTGAGATTGAAAACGTGCTCGCCTTGTCGTTTACCTCTAAAGGGTGCTTCGATGTAAAAACAATCAACGAACAGAAGATCCAAACAATTGAAAAGTCTGGGTTGATTGAAGTCCTCAGGACTGATAGAAATTACAGCGACATCCTTGGCTACGAGAAAGGCAAGCGCATCGTCTCTAAGATGATCAAGAAACGAACATCTAAAGGCGTGCTATTCGCTGGCCCTCCCGGTTGTGGCAAGACTCTGTTTATGGAGTGTACCGTTGGTGAGTTTGACAAGATTGGCCTACTTATTAACTTTGGAAGGTTGTATTCAAAGTTCCAAGGTGAAGGGTCGAACAATGTTGAAGAGATTATCGACGTTATTGAGGCCGTTGGCGATTGCGTTGTCATTATGGATGAGTTTGAAAAGCAGTTCGCAGGTGCCGGTTCTTCTGGCGATACCGATTCTGGTACAGCCCGAAGGATGACCGGACGGTGGCTCCAGTTTATGCAGGAGAAACCCGAAGGTGTCTATATGATGGGTACTTGTAACTCATTCAAGGGAATCCCTGATGAATACCTCAGGGTAGGTCGTTGGGATTCAAGCCCCTTCTTCATTGATATGCCTAATGAGTTGGAAAAACTTGCTATCCTTGACTACTATGTCAACAAACTAAAGCTTGACGTTAGCATTAAAAAAGCTGATCTCCCTAAGATGGAAAAGTGGACTGGTGCTGAAATAGAGGGTATGTGCGGTATGTCTATGAACATGGACTGTAGCCTCAAAGAAGCAGCCAATTACATTGTTCCTCAAAACAAAAGGGGATTCGCTGAAGCCGATGCTCTCAGAGAGTTCTGTATCGACGCTTCGGATGTCGTTGTCAAAGACGGCAAACGCAGACTCGACGTTGCCTAAGGAGGGCAAATGAACACTATAACAAAGTTTTACGATATTGGCGACACGGGTGTATCAGTGGCCCGTGTCGAAGGCCAAGGAGGGTCACACCTTGTTGGTATCATCGACGCTAGCTACCAAGACTTGGTTAAAGCATTTGGTGAGCATATGAGCGAAGGCGATGCTTACAAAGTAAGCGCTGAATGGGATCTTGATCTTATGTACGGCGGTGCGGCAATATCCGTCACGATCTATGACTATAAGACAGGTAGAAATTACCTTGGTGCTGAAGGCGTTGACTACGAAATTAACCGTAAATGGCATATCGGTGCGGCCGGCAACGACCGCAAACATGCTATTGACTTTATTGAGATGGCGTTTGGTTACAAAATCAGCGTCGTCCAAAGACACGACAGAGGGAGGTGAATAGATGCTGAGAGTATCGGTACCAAACCAGAGGTCTGCTACTTTCACCTATAAGTGCCCTTGTGATTCTATCGTTGAAGAAGGGGATGTGTTACATGTCTGCTCTATCTGTGGCGACTGGCTTTGTAAAGGGTGCTTCGATTACGACTCTAAAGGAGAGCCTGGAATCTATATTTGTGAAGAATGTGTCAGCATTAGCAAAATAGTAAGGCCAGAAAAATTACACAACCGTTCAGAGACAATACAAGGAGGTGAATAAATGTCAAGAGTTGAAATCATTTTAGGTGACGATGGGTCAATCAAGTCAGAAGCCTTTGACTTTAAAGGTGCTACTTGTGAGGCTGCTACACAATTCCTTGATGAGCTATTCGGTGACGCCGACGAAGTGGAACATAAAACGGAGTATTATCTCCGCAATAAGAACACAGACTTTATCTGCGATAGCGATTGGTGCGGATAATATAGCTTTACTTTCTCTCAGATCCATAGTATAGTTTGCTTGTCTGTAAAGCAAGTAAACTATACTAAACAGAAAGCCCTGAGAGTCTTGTAGCGGTAACGCTATGAGGCGGTACTTGCTACCGCAGACAACTCTCAGGGTTTTTTATTTAGGGAGTGCTATGATGAAGAGGAAACCTAGAAAATATTGTGAATGTGGGTGCGGCGAAATAGTGAACCAAGGTATGAGATACCTATTTGGACACAACAGGATAGGAAAATCAAATGCTGGAAATAAACACCCAATGTGGGGGAAGAAACACAAGCCAGAATCGAAAAGACAAATGTCTATATCGAGATCTGGGGCTAACAACCCTAATTGGAAAGGTGGAAAAACTTGGGAAACATACTGCCCAATATGGTTTACACCTGAATTCAAAGAGATGGTGAAAGAAAGGGATGGGCATAAATGTATGAACCCTTTGTGTAAAGGTCCTAGCAAAAGACTCGCAATACACCATATAGACTATGATAAGAAAAATTGTAGCCCGTTGAATCTAATATCAATCTGTAATTCTTGTAATGCTAGAGCAAATTTCAACAGATCATTTTGGCAAGAACACTATAAAAACATAATAAGGGAGGTGGTAATGAATGAGTAAAAAGCTGCCAAAACTCTTTAAAGAGTATGGCGAAATGCACTCTGAGGGGATAATCTCAATCGAGAATGTCCCCGCCAGAGTATCCGTTGGAGACTTAGGCATACAAATTGCTAAGGATGGTCGAGTATGGATATGTATAGATGGAGTGGCCTTCTTAAGATTTATGCCTAAGTCAAAATACAAAAAGTATAATGAACAGGAGGTGGTAAAATGACAGAGCAGAAGACAGATAACCTTTACAGTGGTGGATGTTTAATCATCATCACCACTCGCTTCTGGGGAGCTACGAAAAAGATTGATCAAGACCAGCTCGGTGATCTTCCGAAGGAAATCGTCAGAGCTTCAAGAGACTTGCTATTAAGGACAGACAAGATCGAAGCGGTCAGAGGTATCCTTGGCGAGGCAAAGAGATTTGTCAAGTCGAACACCATGGACTTCCCGATACCGTCTGTTGATTTTATCAGCAAGAATCGGATAAGCTTTGTTGATGAAGGACTCCAAAGCAGGAAGGAATGGGCAGAAGGTGCGCTTGAAGATGTAATCGATGCGCTTGAACAGTTGAAAGCAGAGTATCAGGCCAAGTACCCCGATATGTACTCTGAAGCCAACTACCCTACTCCAATCCAGTTGAGGGATAACTTCACGTTCGAATGGAAGTTCCGAACGATCAGTCCTCCAGGTAAGGAGCTGGGTATCTTGACCCCTGAGATTTACGATAGGGCAAGGGCATCTTTTGATCATGATATGAAAGAATTTCAAGACGGATTAATTTCTGCCGTTGCGAAAGACTTTTATGACCGGATTGATAAGCTCAAGGCTCAATGCTTTGGGGGCGATATCTCTGCCTCAACAGTAAAGTCTATCAATAAAGTCCTTGAAAAATTCGATACCGTCTATGACGGGTGTATTGCTCACGAAGGACTCAAGGAAATGATCGATGACGTCAAGCTCTACATGGGAGGAACGGACGCAAATATGCTTAAAGCAGACGATGGCTTAAGGTCTATGGTTGGCAAGAAGATGAAGGAAGTCACTTCCTTGATCGTCAACTCAAAAGACAAAAGGCTTACACGTAGGCTTGATATAGCATAGTTCGTTGTAGCAAGTTAAAGGGCCTCACCCCTACGGGGTGAGACCTTTTTGAAAGTTACAACTAACCAAGAGGAGGTCAAATGAGGATCTATTCAAAGTTCCACGACTACTATGATATTGCTCTTACGCATGGCATTGACCCTAATGCCGTGTATAAGCGTAACGTATCAGAGTTTAGTTGCAATGCAACTGAATACGAGAGGATGTTAGAGGTGCCGGAAATTAAGACTGCTATAAGCAGAATGCCTTCCCGACCTTGGAATCAGAATGGAGTGTGCATAGACATAGGGTATATCATTATATTTTGCGGTAAATTATACCCTTGTGCCAGATATACATTCACCCCAGAGCAGGGCTATAGAAAAAATAAATTCAAATTCTGTTTCAAAGAAGAAGATGTCTCTGCTTTTATATCTAAGTATGGAACGAAAGAAGAAAAAAGGCATTACTTTAAAGCAGCAAGACAGGCAGGATATTACAGCCAATGCTTCAGGCGTGCGGGAATAGAATCCGTCAAAAGGCTTTATGATGTTCCTAAAGACAGGACGCCTGCTATAGTAGATTGGCAGTGTGAGATAGGAGTACCTATCTCTGTCGTCTCTTCTGAAAGAGAATACAAGCTCATCTACAATCCTGTGCTTAAAGACCTTAGATTCTACAAGGTGCTTGATCCTTACACGGCATTCCAAGAATTATCTATGTTTATTAGTGGAGTAATGGGAGGTAGTGCTCCTCCTATGATACAAATAAGCGATGAAATTAGACTTGAAAAGCACGGGTTTGATAAAAAGACTAGCTTCAGAAAAGACCCTACAAAAAGGAGGTGATTTGACTGTATATTCACGAAGCCGTAGAAAAGGCTTGCCTTGAACCGACTTTGCTTGATGCGTTAACCTGGATATGCATATGGGAATCAGAGCGTGTCGTGAAACAGGCAAGAGAACATCCAGAATGGGAAACTTGTTTCAGAATATGTATAAAACAAGTCCTAGAGAGCTATGATCTTGATCTAACAAGAATATAAAGGAGGTGGTTGTAGATGGAGGATGATTTATTTACCACGTTAAGGAGAAGATTGGTAGCAAGAATAAACGAATCTTCTATGGAAAGAGAAGCCCTTGAAAGGCGCTATGGTAAGGTGTACGATACCAAAGAACTCCAAGAGCATTTCACAGTAAGATCATTTGCTGCTCCGTTTTGTATGGTAACAGAAATGGCGACTGGTAAGGATGGAGCGTTAATGTTCCAACACATGCCACGATTCTACTTTGATTTCACGGAGGTATAATGATACAGCCACTAAGCGAGAAACAACTTGAGGCTTTACCTCAAGAGATGGACAGGGAAAGGAAGCCATTCAGGGTAATGTCCGATGGTATGGCTACGAACATTTGTACCGGCCACCAATATAGCAAGGGGTCTAACATTATGTACCATCCCTTGTACTGGGATAGGCCAAGGGCATTCCTTGACGCTGTTCTTTGCGACCTTAAAAAGAACAACCCGAATGTAATCTTCAAAGTATCTTACCATTAAGGAGGAAAAATGATAGAACAAAGCAAGATCGATGAGAAGGCATCCGAAATCCACAATTGGTTACAGGATGCCGTTGGTGATTACGCCGGCAATATCTTCGGATTCAATATGAATCAGAATCCCAAGCCTGATTTCTATGGCGACCCAAAAGCCGAAGCATGGTTCAAGGAAATGAAGAGAAACGCTGCTCATTGGAGTGGCCCTTGTGATTATTGCGGGGCATACGCCGACTACCTTTACGATGACGTTGGAACGTTGTGTGACCTAGCTGGCGACAGAATCTGTGACGCCTGTTCCGAACTAGGTGTAAGCTATAGCAAGCTTGATCTCTACAAGGAAACATTCAACCGCATAGCCCAAGCCATTGCCGATAGAGGGCATAATGGTTTGAAAGAAGCGTGCGAGAAGATGATGTACCCAAGAGGAGGGCAAGATGGCTGAAAAAGAATATGCTATTTGCTCTTGCGGCCTTATGATGAGGCCTTATGGGGCGTGCCTTACAGAGGAAGTCACCCTTACGGACGGCAAGGAATACAGCCGTATCCGGTTTGGTAGCGAATCAAACCAATGGGTGACGGACGACACCGAATACTGTCACGACTGTAACGTTGCGGTTGGTACGTTCCACCACCAAGGGTGTGACGTAGAAGAATGTCCAAAATGCGGAGGGCAATTGCTCTCTTGCGGTTGCTAATATTAACCTCATGCAACGTAGTTGCATGGATTGAAAGGAGGAAAGATGTCTCACGTAAGTCAATACAAGATCAAAGTTGGCGACCTTGACTGTCTTAAGAAAGTGCTTGAAGAGAAGGGCATTGAGTACAGAGACGAAGAAGGCACCAAGGCAAAGCAGTATGGATCTAACAGAATCCCTTGTGCGTTGGCGTTCAAATTGCCTGGATGGGGTTACGAGTGTGCCGTTCAAGAAGATGGTCAAATATCGTATGACCATTTTGGTAGCCAACCTAACACGAAACACCTGTTAGGCGAAACTATCAGAGACTCAAACAAAGAAGCGGTAATGGAAAAAGTTTGGATGCTCGGAAAGAATTGGTGGGAAGAGAAAGTCGATAACGGACTCAAGATAGTCATCGAGTTCTAAAAAAGACTGCCAAGCGTTAAATTCGGGAATGAAAAGTCTTAAGGTATAGGTAGGTATAGGGTAAACTGTCTGCGTCGATTGTACACGTGTATACGCTCTTTGTAGAGCGTGAATAGGTCTATTCTATATCCTACTTCTACCGGAAACCAGATAATTAGGCTAAAAGGAGGTGGTTATGACGGAGCCAAAAAGAGTCAGAGGCATTAAACGCCTAGTTGACAGAGGGTTCAAGCTTAATAGCAAAATCAAAATGCTTAACAATGAGCTTGATGGCATTAAAGCTGATATCAAAAGGCACGCAAAAGCAACTATCCAAAATAATCTTTCTGGTTATGAGGCTAGGGTTGTTGTATCAGATAAACGCATAAATATTATCAAGCCGATGGATGTTTGGAAACTTCTCAAAAGGAATATGAGTGATTTTCAAAGAGTCGTTAGTATCAAAGTTGGTTTGTTAAGGGATCTTGTTGGGAGTGAGGCTGTTGATAAGATAACAAAATCTTCTTTGGAAGAGTTTTTCTCTGTTAGATTCTATGGCCTTGATGAAAAAGAGGATGATACAGACTCTGGTAGACCAAGTAGAAGGATGGATACAGAGGCTTAAAATAGCACGAATCATAGTGTTATAAAATCATTGTCTGCAATTGAGTATATCTTTGATATACGATAAGTAATCTAGATTAATTAATTATATAATATAAATGCGTGCGCGCACACGATGACAACATCCTTTATCGTGATAATGACTTGAAAGGAGGATGAATGTTCGACGACCACTATGTCGTTTGTACTTTGATTGGGCTGGTTTGTTTGGTTGTAACATTCAAGATCATACTACTTGTTAGCAATGTTGTGGATAAGGTTGATAATATTCTTGATAGGGTTATATCCCTTGTTAGGATATCACACGAGGTTGAGACAAGGCCAGACTTAATAGCAAGCTTTGAAAAGGAAAGTGAAGCGTGATACTAAAGTAATGATCTCTTCCAAGGCTCGTTGTGGAGGCAATGAGTCTTTGTAGAAACCAATACTAACAAAAGGAGGGTGTATGAAAAAGAAATTTTCTATTAGGAAGTATGACGGCGATGACGCTTATAGTTATGCCGTATTCTTTGCTAAAGATGTCAAGAACATAAGAGGCCAGATTTTTTATCACGACGCTAGACCCTTAGTCTGCGGGTGTACAAAGAGAGAAGCAGTCTACCACTCTAAAGAATTTGAAAAGGAGCGTCAAGATGCTGAGGAGAAAAAGAGGAGACATGAGCAAGGATAGGCGTTGGAAAAGAGTCAGGTATCTCTGTAGGCAAGCAAGGTACGATGAAGCGTCACGCCTTGTAAAAAAGATTGAAAGAGATTGGGGGAGAAACTACTAATGAAAACAATTGGGATGATAGGAACCAGACGCAGGAATACATTCAATGATCGGAAAGATTGTATCCAAGCCTTTGAAGCGATATATGAGGCGGGTGATATACTTGTTAGTGGTGGATGCCCTAAAGGTGGAGATAATTTTGCCGAATTTATTGCTAAAGAAGACGGCATAGGCATATTGATTTTCTATCCTAATTGGAACAAGTATCATAGAGCTGCTGGGTTTGTAAGAAATTCAGACATAGCAGATAACTCCGATGTTCTTATTGCTTGTGTAGCAGAGGACAGGAAGGGTGGAACAGAGGACACGATCAAAAAATTTATCAAGAAGTTTTCCTTCGATGAAAAAGCTGCTGTGAAAGAAGGAAAACTAATTTTAGTGTAAGGAGGTAACATGGACACTGTAAGAGTAATTGAGTATGGAAAAAAAGAGGACAGAGAAGATCATCCTGAGAATTGGCACACAGTTGATATTTCAGAATTCAAACCAAAGCTTACTAAACAGGGGACATTCGTCAAGTACCAAAGAAACATTATAATCAAAGCCATCTTTGATTCAATGGACAATCCAAACAAGAAATTTATCATTGAGAAAGGAAAATTCGGGAGGTGATTAGATGAATAAGATGGCACCAATAATTGCTACTCTTGCTTTTATTATCTCTGGGTGTGCTCCAACAATCCCTGTAATTTGTAGACAGCAAGTATTAAGCCAATACGCTGCGGCGTTAGACTCTGATGATGTCTATAAAGCAGAGATATGGTATGTAGCATCGCCTGATGTCACAAGAGCACATAGTGCAGTAAGAGTGCTTGTATCTGAAGGAGATGGATACAAATGGTATTGGGTTGCTCAACCGACGATGTCTTTAAAACTTGAAGAAAAATTACATCGTTCATATACCCCAGTCAAAGTCGTTGACTGGGATGAAGCTGTTAGCTGGTCAAAAAGCTTGAAAAGGAGGTGATTATAGTTGACTTATCCAAAAAGAGTCATTAAGGTTAAATGTAGGAGATGTAAGCACGACTTTGATGAAGAGGATGTTGAGTTTGTTAACGTTGAAGAAGACTTTTTTGGAGCAGATATCTTAACATTCGTTTGTCCTGAGTGTGGGCAAACTACAACTTCAAACAGAAGGGGGTGATATAGTTGGGAAGAAAAGAAGGGAATTACCTGAGTGGTGGAAGCCTTGAACTAGCGCAGATGCTTGGAGAGATAATAATGTTCTATGAACCTGCGTTCTCTCCTCCTGAAGCGTTTAACCTTATTATGAAACTCATGAATAGGGGGATTAGAATAAGTGAAAAAAAATCCACTGGACGGAATAACAATAAACGGAAAAGCTTTAGCAGACTCTGATATCTTTGAGAAAGGATGTGAGAAGGAGTCAAATCTTCTAGCTGATAAGATTTCAAAAGAAGAAAAAACTTCCGCTAAAAGCAGCAGGAAGTTGATCTATCACAAACCAAGAGATCATAGATTAAAAAAAGATCACGGTGAAATCGATTATGGGAGGAAACTTAATATGGCTGAAATAAATGGCGAGTACCTTGAGACTAACCTTAAGGCAGCACAATCAATAAGAGAGGGTGTCGTTGCTTGTTTACTTACAGGCAAAAAGCTTACAGCTGGTGAGATAAGTATGCTCATCTCTGATCGCTTTAAACTCTATTCGAATGCTACCGCAGCTGCTATGTATAGCATAAATAAAACAGAGCTTGGTAGGCTAATAAATAAAGCTCCACACAGGGGACATTTTATTTATCAGCTTATCGAACCCGCTTGTCACATGTCTTTCAAGACTGCGCTTTGTTTGATGCTGAAATCGAACAAGATTATAACATTAAGGACTGTTGGGACATGTACAGATAATCCAAAGTTCCAGGGAGTCATAGACAGGCTGATGGGCTGGGATAAAGAAGAAGAAATACTTTTAGCAGATGAGGGACCTGTTAAGGAAGTGTGGCCAGCTGAAGGGTTTATTGAAGATGCCAGAAAACGGCTGTCTGATGTACTAGGGGTCGATGTAAAAATCGACATAAATATTAACATTGAATTTGGCCCGATTGGTGGCTATGAAAAATGAAGGAGGTGATTAGGTGAAATATGATAAAAGAAACTGTTCAAAAAGAGATGGAATGTATTGTCTGCTTAAATAGGCAAATCATCCATCGCAAAGAGCACAAGAACAAAAAGGTGGGGCACAGAAAAGGATTATGGTGCCATGTCTGTAAGCGGAAGACCAAGCACGTTGAGCTACCTGAATTCAGAATGGAATAGCGGAGGTGTTTATGCGAGACGAAGAATTTATTTCTTGTGAGAAAATTATAGCATCTCTTGCTTACCGTTGGGTCAGGTTGCTTCCAAGGTCTGCGATGTACGATGCCAAAGATTTGATATCAGAAGGCTGGATAATTTACATTAAATGCTTGAAAGGATATGACGAGGATTATGGCGTCAAGTTTACAACCTATTTGTATGCTTCTGTGTATACGCAGTTTATTAAAATAGCACAGACAGAAGCAAGAAAGTGTCTGCCTAATAGGAAAGAAGGTTATGATTGCGTTGAACTTCCGACTAAGGTAGGTGAGACTCCTGATAGGCAAGTAATGCTTATACAGGCACTTAATGCTATAGCCGAAGTATCCGCTGATTTTGCTAAGATGATAGTTGAAGGGGTTCCAGAAGAACTCGTGATACAGTCAAGAAGGCTAAGAAGGCATAAGGCTAGAAGGAATAGGTTTGATAATCCATCTTTTAATGTAACATATCCGAATAGTATGATAGAAGATTATTTTGGCGTGAGCTTAAAAGAATTGGAGAAGATAGTAAATAACTATATTTGAATAGGTTCGAAATGCTGTTAACATAAACAATGAAAGAGGAGGACGGTATGGTAGATGTTAATTACAAAATGCTTCAGGATAATGTAAAGGCACTTAACGATGCTTGTGGGACAGAGATCAAGGTTATCTCGGTGAAAAAGGATTCCTTGATTAAGAATTTCAAGGATGCTATGGAGAATGGCCTTGAAGGTGTACCGCAGAATATCGCTGAGTATTACGCTGCTACTTTCGGCACAAAAGCGCCACCGGATGCTGAAGAAGCAGAGAAAGATGCTGAAGAGACACCGGATGCTGAAGAAAAGGTTAAAGATGTTACCGCCTTTGGTAACTCCGTTGCCGATTTGGCTGGGTTCGCTACGATCCTTAAGATTGAAGTGACCGAAGCAACGACAGCCCAGAAGCTTGAGACCGCTATCCTTGCGGGTTTGGATAAGCTCAAGGATGTCGAATGGAATGCTCTCCCAAAACCGATCCAAGATTGGGACTTGGGTATGACCGACAAGCTTAATGCTTCGAAAGCGACAGCCAAGGATGAAAAGAAAAAGGCTGCTGCGGCTAAAAAGAAAGCGGATGCTCCTGAAGGTGAGCCGGCCAAGAAGAAAGAGCACGGAGCACGCCCTGACTTCAAGTTCTCCGAAGGGACGAACGCTGCTGAGATCATGGATGTCTTCGGCAAACTCTTTGCCGCAAGCAAGGGTGAAGGTGTTAAGCTGAAAGACCTTCAAGATGCGTCCGTTAAGGCGAAGGTCAAGTCTGGTAACATTCCTGGCCGTGTAACCGCCGTTGTACGGTACGCTATGACGGAAGAAGGTGGCTCTCAGGTCGTCAAAGTTGGCGGGTTGGTATTCCCTGCTGATAAGGCACCGACAGAGAAGAAATAAGGGTTAGGCAGGGGAGATTGTCTTATTAGGGTACGCATCGTGTGTATTGATAATCTCCTTTGCCTTCTTATTGGAGGCTCTATGTATAGACCATTTCCAGAAAGAATGATGAGAGAAGATAGTGGATGGGGTATGGACCCTATCTTCTATTCGATAGGAAATCATTACGATGAACGTTTAAGAACAACCCTTAGAGACGGTTGGTATTTTTACGATGAAGTCTGGGCTACTCCTATTGGCCCGTATAAAACAGAATGGGACGCAGAAAAGATGTTAAGCCTCTATTGCTTTGACATCAGAGGTTGTGGAGAATGTGAGTTACTGTATATTGATTTTAGCAGAATGTCAGCTGTATCTTAATTTCATCAAAAGGCGGGGATATGAAAAGAATATTGATTATCGGGGCAGGAATTTCTGGTATGATAGCAGAAGGGGCTTTCTCTGAAGACCCTGATAACCAAGTGATGGTCATAGACCCGTTTTTTGACGAGCATAAGATTATGTCATCTCATAAAGCTGTGATGAGGTTGAGAGATGAGCGCATAAAAAAGTACGTTCCTTGCGACTTACAGGAAATAGTTGCACACAAGGCTATAGTAACTGATGGTAAAATAGTGGACAGCCCTACAATCCGACTTAATAACCTGTACAGTCTCAAGACTTATGGCTCTCTTGGTGTGAGATCGCTAAATGATCTTGGAGCGCAAAAAAGATTCTTATTCAATCGGTTCAAAAAGACAGACTGGAATTTATATGATAAAGATAAGCTACTTGGCGTGGCCAAAAAAGCTTGTTGGACGAGTAAATTTGAGCACTTAGAATACGATATCTGTATAAGCACCATCCCTATGCCACATCTGCTAAAAATCACTATGGAATTTATGTGGCCGTCTGATATTGTATTCAAGTCCAATCCTATCTACATAACGACAGGGACTCTAATTATAGATTCAAACGTACACCAGACCCTATACTTTGTTGATTCAGAGACTCCGATTTACAGAGCTACAATTGAGAGTAAGTCGATTCTTATAGAGGCAATAGAGGAGCCTGATAACGACGATATAGAATACTGTATCAGCTGCTTTGGTATAGAGCTGTCCCATGTTACCAATTGGAAAAGAACAGAACAGAAAATGGGAAAGATATTTCCTATTGACGACACGGTGCGGAAAAGAATAATGATGGATTTAACAGAGCACTATAATGTGTACTCGTTTGGTAGATTTGCTACTTGGAAATCCTTGCGAATAGATCAGACGTTAGATGATATTGAAAGAATTAAGATGATGATAAAGGTTAGATCTGGGGACTACTATTCGTGACTCATTGCTAAAAATAACGCTTTACTTATCCTCTAAAATATAATACATAGTAGATGACTATGATAGCGATACTTAAGACATCGAACCTTGAGAGTCCTTTTCCGGTGACGGATTATGGGCAGCCGTCGCTGGCTGTAGTCAACTCTCAAGGTTTTTCTATTTAGGAGATGCTATGAAAAGAAAGAGGAGGACATGTAAATGTGGGTGTGGAGATCCAGTGAAACTAGGTGGTGATCTATTTATACCAACATTGTCGATTAAGAAAAAGCTTGGTGAGATAGAAGAATATTATTTACATAAATATCAGGACAAGGGGATACCCCCTCTTCCAAAACTTGACCATAAAGAGGTCATTAAAGAGCTTTATATTTTCAGAGAAGCAACGAATCTCTTACACCTTAAGACTATCCTTTCAAATGAGTTCTTGTGCTTTGAAGCAGCTCAAGGTCTTATGCTTGATCAGGACTATGGAGATTTCCCTTACGTCACTCGTTCAAAAACAGGCATCGACTATGCGGCTAATTTCTGTTCCGGTCTGGGTATCGACATAGATAAGACGATCTATGTCACAAGAGCTTACAATACAAGACATGGTGCTGGGCCTCTTAGAGGTGAAGGAAAAATGGAGTCATTCTCAACTGGGATAGATGTAACTAATATCTATAATAGTTGGCAAGACAGCCTAAGATTTGCTCCGATTAATCTTGATCGGATGAGTCAAGTTATCTTAAAAGATAGGGATATTTATAATCGGTCTGAAAAGATTCGGATGATGACTCACTTAGATACGATACCAGAAGAAACAAGGTCCATCATATTTGACGATGAGATACGCCTATCGAAAGGGGCTTTCATCGGAATAGCAGAGTATGCGTACGACATTGTCTCCTATGGTCCACGTAGATGGGATGTTGAATTAACAAAAGAATTATCATTGTAAAATCTTTTTTCTTTACTTTTTAGGTTATCACGGTATAACTAAGTAACGAAAGAAATTTGTTCTTTGAAAATTTAGACGGTACTTTGAATGCTTACACGCAAATTATAGGTTCGAATCCTATAGTCCCCACCATTTTAGCAGATTGTGGCCATGGCCACTGGCCAAACGAGTCGCCAAGCGTCTTGGCGGGCCATTTTATGGGGACTTGGCGCAATTGGTGACGCACTATCATATTGAGATAGCTTCAAAAGCAACGACAGCACTCTTGACTCACCGTCTATTACATCTTCTCCAGCAGTACCACTAAGGCATACATGCAAAAATAGCTCAATTGGTTGAGCATTAGACTCTTAATCTAACTGTTACGGGTTCAAGTCCCGTTTTTTATACCATACGGCCTTTATAACTCACTGCTGGAAATTTTCGCACAGAACTTCTTGTCCATACATGCCATGGAACCGCAAACAAAGGACATATGACTCTCTGTGCTTCGTCTTCTAAGGTAGCACTCTTAGAGCATACATGCGACCAAAGGACTCATACTCCTGCCAAAAGTGTAGGCACGCAAACCTACAGATTCATCCTGCTCTTAGGACTCGCTGCCTTTCACATTTTATAAACCACAATCTATGAAAGGAGCAACTATGACTGAAAGGGAAACGATCAGCAGAAACCAGATTGTCTCTGGCCTCCTACGCATAGGCCATGGCGACTTGGGTATCTACCAAAGCGACGGTATTGCTGCGGCTAACGAGGATGCCGAATTATTTGGGCACTTCTTGTGCTGGAACAGCAAGAACGGTGAGGTTAGAGACTCTAAGGTTGCCTTTCCTGTGTTAGCCTTGAGAGGAATAGCGGACGATGAGCTATTTGAAAATGCGGTAGCCAATCTCTGCTTACTTGACCCAAGGAATTTCCTGAGGGCAGTAACCTACCACAAATCATTACCTGTAAAGGTAACGGATGGTGGAGGGGCCTTTCTTAAAAAGGCCGTCAAGATGTACCTTAAGCATAGGCAGCATGGAGGCTTACGGAACAGCGCCCTTCTTCAGCACAGAAAATCTATGAAGGCGTTGTATGCTCTTTATCACGAAACCCCTGATCCAGTTTCACAGGCAGTTCTTTTTGATAAGAAAAAGCCTAAAGGGTCTGTCTTTGAAGCAGTAGCTAACCTTAAAGATATGACACCTACGAAAGCCGCTGGTGAAATCATGACAAAGAAGATTCCATTCCTTGTCGCTGTCGGTGCTCTTGGTGGGATCAAAGATAAACCGGACGTCATAATCGCTTTGATGGATAGGATGTCTGGTAGCGAGTTAATCAATAACACGAAATCCCTTAAGAGGATGGGCGTTTTTGAAAACCCAGTGCTTTCTGCCGCTTACGAACAAGCTTTGGAAAAAGTAAAAACGGACAAGAAAGTGTCAAGCCTTAAGGCTAGCGTTGCCGCAAAACAGGTAGGAGGCAAGGCTAAGAAGAAGATGAAGGCAGTCCAAGAGAAAAAGCTTGTTGACCTTGGAGGCATTAAAGGCGACTGGCTTGTTCTTGGAGATGCAAGTAGCAGTATGCATGCTTCTGTAGAGATTGCTAAGCAAGTTGCTGCTCTTATTTCTCAGCAAGCGTTAGGTACGGTTGACCTTATCTTCTTTAATCAAAATGTCATCAAGCATATAGATGCTACTAATAAGACTCTTGAGGAAATTGAGCACGAAGCAAGGCTTGTTAGGGCAGGCGGGATGACTTCTTGTGGCGCTGGAATCGACTATATCAAGCGTCAAGGAAGGGTTGTTAATGGTATAGCGATTATTACCGATGGTGGCGAGAATCAATGGCCACATTTTAGCGATGCATATATTGAGTATTCAGACCTGCTTGGTATAAAGCCAGCCGTCTACATGTACCACATTAGTGGTGATCGGGATACTATGAGTGTGCATTGTAAGCAGCAGCAAGTACAGACCGAGAGGTTTGAGCTTGGTCACGATGTAGACTATTACAGTCTGCCTAATCTTATTAAGACTATGAGAGCAAACCGCTATGCTTTGGTAGATGAGATGATGGAGATTCCACTTTTAACCTTAAAGGACGTTTTTAGCGGAAACGGAAAGAGATCATAAGATGAATGTAAATGCTATCAGATCCATCATCAGCAATATCGATGGTGGGGGAACCGACGATCTAATTCTGGCGAAACAAAATGCTCAGCTGCTTTTGACTGGGTATGAAGAGGCAAATGTCTCTGCGCCTGATTGGGTTTACGATGGGATCAACGTCCTTAAGAGGGAGATTGATCACCGTAACAAGGCTGAGCTTGAGCTTCGGCTTAAGAAATTGAAAGCCCAGAGAGAAGGCCTGTCTACTATCGCTGAGAAGCGGAAATCTGCCGACGACGAGATTGAACGCCTTCAGAAGGCACTTAATGCCTAACCTTTTACCGGGGTCACCTTCGGGTGACCCCTAAAGGGGCTTACATGGAAATCACCCTCCTAGATACAAACAATCTAGCTCAAGAATTACTCATCATGAGCAAAAATACCAGACATCTTGACGACCCTAATGTCTGGGATCAAATCTTAAAAATGTCCGAAGCAGAAAAAGCCAAAGAGCTTGAGTATGTCTTCGGCACAATCACTTCTGCTTTTGAGTTTGTAGATTATGTCTTTTTACTTAGGGACGTAACAAGAGCATTCACCCACCAAGTCGTCCGACACCGAGTCGGGACAAGCTTTGCTCAACAGAGTATGCGTGTCGCCCCGGCAGAAGCCTTTAAATATTTCGTGCCTGATGACCTTGAGAGAGATCAGTATCAGATTGCCGTCTACGATTCAACTATGATGAGCATACAGGAAGGATACAATCTCCTCCTAAATAAAGGCACAGACGTACAAGACGCACGTGGAGTACTCCCAACGAATATCTGTACGAATATACTGATGAAGATTAACCTCCGTGCTTTGGCGTTGCTTATGGAGACTCGACTCTGTATTCGTGCACAAGGTGAATTTCAACAAGTGGCCTTGGCTATGAAAGAGATCGTATCTGAAATCCATCCTTGGGCTGCTCACCTGTTGTTTCCGATGTGTGTTGCTAAAAACCACTGCCAATTTATAAATTTTAAAGAGTGTCCTTTAAAAAACAAGTATCCACACCTACAACCTATTAAAGGCGATCTCAAATCGAAAGTTGAGAATGATTGGATGAAACTAATGGAACATAATTACTCTCCGCAACCAAAACAATCTATCATATAGGGGGCAAAATGGCAAAGAAAATGTCGATAGATGAGATGACCGATATAATAACAAACCCAAAAAGAAAGGCGATGCTCGACATAGGCTGCGGAATGAATAAGCGCAGCGAAAACCATATAGGCATAGATATTTCTGCACGTGTAGAGCCAGAGATCGTCTGTGACGTGACGAAACAAGAACTCCCGTTTGAAGCTAATAGCATAGATGTCATTAACTCAGCCCATACTTTTGAACACTTCTCCAAAGAAGAACTCATGGTAGTTATGAACGAGTGCTGGAGAGTGCTTAAATGGGGAGGTGAGCTTTTCATTCAAGTTCCGCATAGAGATTGTGAATTAGCAGCACAAGACCCAACCCACAAGAACACTTTCGTTCAAAGCAGTATGAAGTTTTTCTGCGGAGACTATCTCGTTAAGTATGGCCTTGACTATCCGATCAAGTGTATCTTCCGTGAATTTATGAATACACACGATAAGGTGCCAGGAAAAGCTCCGACATATATCACGATGATAAAATTCGGCTTAAAAAAAGACTTGAAGCATTGGAGGAAACTTGTCGGGAAATTTCCTTTTGGTGGGAAACTTAAACAGCGTGCTCTTAAGCTTGACATGGTAACAGACGTTATAAAGGAGCAGAAAAAACTCCGCTTTGATCCAGAGTGGTATAGCGATACCACTTGGAACACAAAGCATAACGTTGAATTCTCTGGTGTTATGAAGCGTACCGCTAAGCAAGCAATCAATAAGCACTTTAGAAGGATGATGAAGATAAAGGCTGATGCGACAAAGCGGTACGGCACGAACCCTGCTCACCTTGGGGTTAAGGGTCTTTTCGCAGACCTTAACAGGAAGAATGAAAGGCTGAAACAGTATATGTGGGAAGGTGAGAAGGTGACGTCAGAGGATATCAAAGATACGCTCTATGATAATGCTATATATTCAATATTAGCAGTCATGGAGATTGAAGAGGAGGAGAATGATGTCTAAAGTATTAGAAGGGAAGGTTGTTGCAGTCGATTTCGATGGCACAATCGTAGGGTATACCGGCTGGAAAGGCGTAGGCGTTTTTGGTAAAGTCCTTGACGGTGCTAAGTGGGCGTTAGATCAGATGAAGAAAGAAGGAGCGACGATAATCATCAATACGTGTAGACGTGAAGTTGATATCGTGAACTCTTATCTGATTGACAACGAAATAGAATTTGATTACATAAACTTTAACCCTGAGAATAAAAAACTTAAACTGAGTGATAGCAAAGTCAAGGCTGACTTTTATATCGACGACAAAGGTATATCATTCAGAGGAGATTGGCGAGAGACATATCTAAGCCTTATTAATTTCAAGACACATTGGGAGCGAGATGGCAGCGCCATATCGAGTGATACGGTTTGACAGAAAGGGCCATGAGCGTAACAGAAGTTGCTGAAGAAGTCAAGAATGTTGTTTTCTTTCTTGAAGAAAAGGGGTATACTCCTATGCAAATCACAGCTATCTGTGCCTCAGCAACTTCTACAGCAAAAGAAACGATGGCCCTTCTGAGTATGATTGATTATGTTAGAAGGAACATAAAAGATTAAAGGCGGGAGACATGGTAGGAAATGGTGCGATTATCATAGCAGGCCGCTTTGTAGCACTATCTTCCGGTTCGACTCCGGTGAGAATGCCTCGGTGGACGCACGATGACCTCGTTGCGAGCAAGTTCGACTCTTGCACCGCCTAATTAACGGTCTCATAGCTCAGCTGGAAGAGCCTTCGGCTCATAACCGAAATGTCCTTGGTTCGAACCCAAGTGAGACCACCATAGTCCCATAGCTCAACTGGTAGAGCACATGACTGATAATCGTGGTACTTAAGTTCAATTCTTAATGGGACTACCAAACGATAGAAAGGAGAAAGATGGCGAAGAAACTGTATGAACTGTTAGCAACAGAAAGCGAATTGGCAGGGGTATTCAAGAATATTATAACCGAGACAGGGACTAATTTCTTGAAGAAAGCAGATCGGTACACTGGGTACCATACAGAAGTCAAATATTTTGACGAGAGTGCTCCAAGAGAAGCAGATACTCACGTTAAAGTAGACGATACTGTTCCAAGTAAGCTTGCTTATACAGCTGGTCACATTACAGCGTATCTTGACGCCGTATTACAGAAAGAGTCTGCTAACCAAAAAGCCATGGCTGACGTCGTAATTGACGGCGTGGTTATAGCAACTGATGTACCAGCGACATTCCTTCTTGGGCTTGAAACTAAGTTAAAGAAAGTAAGGGACGAAGTGTATGCGAAGATCCCTACATTACAACCCAGTATCCACTGGGATGTAGATACGAACGAGATGGAAGGTGTCTTCAAAAAGAGAGACTCTGATGAGAAATTCAGAACGAAGAAGATGATGAAGAACCATGTCCGTGCTGCCGCTACCGACAAACATCCTGCTCAAGTCGATGTCTATAATGAGGATGAGAAGATAGCAAGAATCGTTACGGATACCTGGTGTGGGATGATCTCTTCTGCTGAGAAGTCAAGGCTTTTGAATAAGGTCGATGCTTTAATCAGAGCAGTAAAGACCGCAAGGCAGAGAGCTAATTCTGTAAAGGTCGATGATGTGAAAATTGGCGAGAAACTTTTTGGTTTTATTAATTCATAAGATTGGGATAGCGTCAGCTTCAATGCCTTTAAGAGTCAAGGCGCAAAACAAGCTAACCCCTGAAGGTTAGTCTTGAAACAAAGTCCATGGCTCAAGGTATCAAACTCAGATTCAAATTTAGCGTGAAACCCAATAGCTTCAAGGCAGGGTTCTATAGAATTGTTGAAAGTCGATACACTACACCCTGGGTCGTGGGTTCGAATCCCTCCCCAGCCCCCAAAAATTATGGCTGGGTAGCTCAGTGGAAGAGCAAGGGTCTTAATCAAATTGATACGACTTTTCAATATACTTCATAGACGAGCCGTCATAACTTATTACGCAATGGTTAATATCCATTAAATAAAATGACATAGACAGGGGCGGTGGCTCAAGGAATGCTACCGCCCCATTTCAAACAGTTAATGCGGGGTGGCCTAGTCCGGTCCAAGGCATGTGGCTCATAACCACAAAATCGTGGGTTCGAATCCCACCCCCGCTACCAAAAACTAACAGAAGGGAGGTGAATATATGGAAGGCTTTATTAGCAACGTTATTAGCAATATGCTGCCTATCGCTTTAATCTGTGTAGTTGCGTTGATATTTATCTATGCTGCTTCTGGTATCATAATACATTATGTAAGAAAGTCAAATACGAAGGACGAAGACAACGAATCCATCAATGTGATTAAGATGGTAAGAGGCATAGCATGTGCTGCAACCTTATTTGTAGGCGTTCTTGCAGGTGTAGTTTTTGCTGTTTTCTTATCGAATCCTTTTGGTAGCAATAAAGAAGTTATGCCTAGGGCAATCTCTGACGAATCTTTTTCTTCTCCAGCTAAAGCTGAAATTAAAGTATCAAACAAGATAGCTGTTAGTGAAAAAGCAGTTGAGCTGAAGAAAGATGCTACGGCTAATAACAATGCTGCTATGTCCGAGATCGACAAGTTGGTCAATGATTCTGCGGTAAAAGCAGAATAAACAAAACGCCTTAATAGGAGGAAGTGAAAATGAAAAAGGGGCTATTTATTTTAATCGCTGTTATTATGTCGGCGTTTTTTCTGGTTAGATGCGGTAATGTTGTCCCGCCTGGGATGACAGTCATCATCGTAAAGCCTGATGGCGAGACTACCATCCACAAGAATGGGGCTTACAAAGCTTGGAACAGAGACAGAGCCTATTTTGTAGATGGCAAATTGAAGTCTTTTAAAAAGGACTTGAAGATACTTTGTGCTGACGATATCAATATGAGCGTAAGTGTAAAGTGGGTTGGGTCTTTTCTTGTTACAGACCAGACAATCAGTGTCATAAAGGCAAAGGTTCCTGCTAAGACTGCTAATATAGAAGGCAATGAAGTCCAGCAGCTATCTCTCGATGCGTTCTTTAGGATTGCGATGGCAGATATCATGTCAAGTATTACACGTGATACCGTATCGCCTTATAACACAGATAACATCAGAGAGCAAAGAGACGTTATCCGTCAGGCTATAAAGAAAGAATTTCTTAAGCGGATGAAAGAGTTGAAGTATCCTATATCAACTGCCGACCTGCTTATAACGAATCTTGATTATCCTAAAAATGTAACGGCGATGAGACAAAAGATCAAGCATGCTGAGCTAGCGGACTTAGAGAACGCTGCGATAGCAAAGGCGAATGTTGCTAAAGCTAAACGTGACGCTGAGCTTGAATCTGAGAGAGGCAAGGCGAGTATCGTTAAAGCCAAGATCGATGCTGCCGCTAACAAAATCAGATCGACAAGTCTTACTCCAGCCATCCTTGCCGTAAAGCAACTTGAGACTTTAGTGACGCTTGCTCAAGGAACAAACAACACAGTCGTTGTAATCCCCTTTGATGCAATCAGGCCTGGTGGTCTACAAGATACGATCCTGATGAAAAGCGCAATTGATAACGGGAAAAGGATAGCGACGAAATAGTTTTTAGTCAGAAGGGGTGGCATCCGGTGGATGCTCCTCCTTGTGGCCGAAGGCAACTTGATGCGCCGATGGGATGTGGCCCCATTGTAAGAGGGTTTGAATCCCTCCGGTCACCCCACTAGCTCCGGTCGTCTAACGGTAAGGATATGGGCCTTTCACGCCCACGATCAGAGTTCGATTCTCTGTCGGAGCACCAAAGGAGTATATGGACCACGGAGATGTACCTCTCACTCCACCTGAGATAGTCAAACGGAGAGCAAGGTTAGAAAATTTTCGAGTGAGAAGAAAAAAATTCAAGGAGAATTGGCGTATAACTAAATATAGGATAGGAGATAATAAAAGTGAGGGATATAAGACTGTTGAAAGGCAAAGTAGGGATAATTCTACCAACATGTAACCCTGATGTCGTTTTCAAAGACCTGCTTCCATCCGTCAAATATATTTCTGAGTTATCAGATATAGCGACATTCCTTATAAACTTCAACGGCCCTGAATGGGATAGCATAAAGATTGAAGAATGTGTTCGGCAGCTAAACGACTTTGGATTTGTAGTCAAGTGGGATCATACAGGCATATGGGATAGACCTATAAAGCTAATTATGATGAGAGAGCTTACGGCTGCTCTTGAACCTAACTGCGACCTATATCTTTTTGTAGACGATGACTTTAGATTTGTTGAGAAGACAGCCAAGTATCCTTTCTCATCCGGTGAGAGATACCTTCACTCTATAGACTACATAATGAGATTCCCTAAGTGCGGCGTGCTTAATACAAAATCCTTCCTTGGCGGTGCTCACCAGAAACTCAAGATAATAAATACTAAAGATGATATGGTCGCAACGAATCGTGGCCTATTCCTCCGAAACATGATAGACCACGGATTCTTCTTAGCGCCAGAAGACACATGGGATATACCTGGCGGGTTAGAAGAAACTCTGATGTCGATGTGTCGAGTCGAGAGAGGGTATTGGTGCGGAAAACAGATGACAAACCCGACTGTTCACATAACAGGAAAATTATCTGATTACGATAATAAGCCTGAGAATTTCCATAACATAAGCTTAATCGATAATAACATAGGTGATTATCTTAGAAGGCGGTATGACGATTGGGAATGGATGTACGAAGAAAAACGTTGGCCTAAAAAACTGTGGGAGATGTATGCTAAGAACGGTGGCCTTGATATGAAACCGGCTGATCCAAAATATACAGTGGATTATGCTGAGCTTTATCCAAATTGGTAACTTTAATATGAATAAGAAACCAAAAAGACAAGATAGCTGATCTTTGCGTACACCTTGAGAACAAGTACAAGTATCCAGAGACGGACAACGTAGTTGCTCTTAAGCTGGCTATAGAGAATGACGAAGAAGCTGTAGTCAAGCTTGCTAACAACTGGGGAGAAAAAGAAAGAGGCGAGTTGCCTTTGGCGGCTTGTATGTAGAATTTGTGGCAGTGGCTGAATAGAGCAGAGACTGAAGAGTGAACCTCATCTCAAAGCACTCCGTCACGGAGATCCATAAAGGTACAGGTTAAAGTCCTGTCTGCCACTTAACAGCGTATCGGTAGCTCAACTAGGTAGAGCGCTGGACTCCAAACCCAGTGGTTGAAGGTTCGATTCCTTCCCGGTGCGCCAACCTTAAAAGGAGGCAATGTGAAAATTGAAGGTGAGTTCAGAACAGACTTTATTGAGTTATTTAGGTTATATACATTTATCATTAAGATAACACATGCGCAGTCTTCCCCATTCATCGTCGTGACTCCAAAAAAGATGGAGATGTTTACTCACGTCACGACTCTTATAAACTCGAAATATAACAAGAATACTGTTGTGTTACAATCCTGGCCTGGTAGCTACAAGACTGATTGTTTTGTATTTACCCTTGGTGATCTAAGAGATTATGCTTCAATACATTCGTGGTAAATAATAAGAGGAGGTGAATTATGAGTCAATGGACTCATGTAAACGGTAACATCCGATACGATTCTATGGCCCACGCTGGATCAACTATTGGAGGGAATAAGACAGAAGAAGAACATGCTGTAGAAAAAGCAGCTAGGTGCGAGCAAATCGATCTTATTTTCTTCCAAGAAATCAAAGAGATATTAGGGGAGATGATAGGCTACGAGCACGTTGGCTTATTTGGAGAGGATGGCGGGAACTGTCCTCAATCTCACATCCCGTGCGGTAGTGAAGGCAGTATAGAATACGAGGCAATTAAATGTGATCGTGGATATAATGTTATTATTTGGGGCGACCTTCGCAACTACGGGGATTCAGACACGAAGAAGGAAATCTTCCCGTGGTTCGAAAAGGTGATAGCCGGTGAGCTTACCGACCTTATCTTTGTTAGATCTGCTATCCTTCACGTCCAAGTGGAATATGGAAATGATTATATCATTCTTAGGGACGATGATTCAATAGGGGATAAAGATAGGCCCCGTACCATAGTTCACGATCTTGGTAAGAAAAACCGGAAATTACAGATATAACTAATAAAGTCTTGGTGTAGCCGAGTCTGGTACGGCACCTGCCCTGGGAGCAGGGGATCGGGGGTTCAAATCCCTCCACCGAGACCAATTAAAAGGAGAAGAAATGATAGTTAACGGGAAAGAATATCCTCTATGGAGTCAATTTATAGAGAAAAAAGCAGACTTCATAGGGAAGAAACTTGTTTCTATTGATGAGGGTCAAGAAGCACAGACAATAGTGACAGATCTAACATTAGAACCAAATGGTAAAGACTCTGCCATGTTCCGAGTACACGGCAAAGATTTCAATTGCGGTTTCGATGTTCATCATGGTGGTATATCTGGAGATGCTGAAGGAGTAGAACAAGGCTATATATCATTTTCATCTACATACTGTGGGACGTTTAGGATATACCATGCTAAATAAAGATTTTTGTCACTTACATCTCCATACACAATATTCACTTCTAGACGGTTTTGGCACAGCGGCTATGTATGCCAAAAGAGCATCTGAGTTAGGGTTTACTCATATGGCTATCACTGATCATGGAGGGGTTGATGGTGTTATAGAATTTCAAAAAGCCTGTAAAGAAGAAGGGATCAAAAGCATTATAGGCTGCGAGGGGTACATCGTACCTGATATTTCTGTTAAAGAGAAAGAAAAGAAGTACCACATTACACTACTTGTTAAGAATGAAGTAGGCTGGAAAAATCTCCTTCAGCTTCTTACCATAGCAAACATCCAAGGGTTCTACTATAAGCCACGGTTCGATCCACAAACCCTTCTAGACTATTGCGAAGGGCTTGTTGTGATGAGTGCGTGCGCTTCTACTTTCCTTAATATGGGGAACGTAATTGAAAAACCCTCTAGACCTGCAAGGGGCAGAAGATTAGACATGGCCCCAACTTTAGATACGATGGGCATAGACTTGATGCTACAGCTTAAAGAGAGAACCGATGTAGCGATAGAGATCATGCCTCTTGATCTTAAAGAGCAGATAGAAGTGAACAAGATGTCGATAGAGATAGCTAAAGAGAATGATATAATGCTCGTTGCTACTAACGACTGTCATTATCCTTTGGCTGAGCACTCTAAGCTTCAAGAAGTTCTGCTATGTATGCAAACCAAATCAAAATGGTCTAACCCTGATAGGTGGAAATTTGATATAGACGATCTATATCTAAAGACGGCTGATGAGATGATAGATTCGTTCGCTGAACAAGGCGTAGTTAGTCGTGAGGATGTCGGAGTAGCATTATTGAATACAATGACTATAGCGGAGCTATGTGACTTCGAAATAGAAGCAAGAGAACCAAACTTGCCCAGAGTCCACGTATCTAAGTATCCAGATTTCAGCGAAGATGACCAGATTATAAGACTTGTCCTTGATGGCTTGGATAGCAGGGCTGAAGATCACGAGTGGATAAAGAACGATATAGCAGCATATCAAGAAAGAATAGAAGAAGAACTTGAGCAGATTATGCCAAAGTTCACAAGATACTTTCTTGTCGTGTGGGAGCTTGTACATTGGTGTGAAAAAGAGAAAATAATGGTGGGGCCGGGGCGTGGATCTAGTGGAGGTTGCTTAGTTGCTTACTGCTTAGGGATAACGGACGTTGACCCTTTAAAGTACGACCTTGTATTCTCAAGGTTCATATCTCCAGGCAGAATCGATTTACCTGATATTGATATGGACTTCGAAGATAGAAGGCGAGAGGATGTCAAGAAGCATCTTGCCGATATCTACGGGAAGTGGAACGTCATAGAAGTCTCTACCTTCCTGAAAATGCACGGTAGAGGAGCAATAAGAGACGTCAGCAGAGTTTTCGATATACCATTATACGAAGTGAAGAAAGCAGCAGAATGTATCGTTACAAGATCGGGTGGTGATGTTCGGGCTGACTTTTCTATCGAAGATGCCTTCAACACATTTGAAGATGGGATAGCCTTTAAAGCAAAATACCCAGAAGTGACTAAGATGGCTATGTCTTTTGAAGGACAGATAAAATCTGCTGGTAGACATGCCGCAGCTACGTGCGTATCAGAGACAGACTTAAGGTTAGGAGAAAATGCTAATTTTGTAGTCAGGAATAAAAAGAATGTCTGTAACTGGGCCAAAGAAGATGCTGAATATATGGGCCTAATGAAGCTTGATATATTAGGGCTGAACTCTTTGACGATCTTGAGTGAAACAAAAGACCTTGTTAAGGATAGGCACGGGATAAATATAAACTACAATCTCATAGACTTGGACGATGAGAGATTGTATGTAGAGTTCATAGCTGGGAATACGATAGGCATATTCCAGTTTAGCTCTAATAGCATGATGAAGTTATGTCGAGATATCAAAGGAGATTGTTTCGATGAAGTTGTAGCCCTCAATGCCCTTCATAGGCCTGGTGCTCTACGAAGTGGTTTTACGCAAATATATAGAGATCGTAAATTTGGCGCTCAAGACGTTGAGTATGCCCACCCGTGGATAGAAGGGATAACCAAGGATACCCAAGGTCTGATCATCTATCAAGAGCAAGCGATGCGCTTGATGTATGAGCTCGGTGGACTTACTTGGAAGACCGCAGACACTATCCGTAAGGTAATCAGTAAATCGAAGGGCGTTGAGGAATTCATGAAGTTCGAACAGCAATTTATAGATGGCTGTAAAGAACGGGATACCCTTAATAAAGCAGAAGCTATGATAGTTTTCGGTGAGCTTAAGAATATGGGCAGCTATAGTTTTAATAAGTGTTTACGGGGGGTTACGTCCCTTATAAGATCTGCTGCCGGGAAGCATAGCAAAAAACAAGAGATAACTGTTGAAGAATTATACAAGAGATGGAACTCTAAAGCTCAAGTAGGGACAAAATACAGAGACCCAAAAAGGGGTCTAAAGATTATGCAAGTTGATCCTGATGGCAGAGTAAGGCCAGCAAAAATAAAGGCTATCCACAGGAACGGAACAAGAAGGACAATAGCAAGGATAACGACTGAGTCTGGCAAGCAGATAGACGCTACGATGAATCATAGGTTCCTCACAGATAAAGGATACGTTTTGGTTGGAGAGCTTAAAGTTGGCGATCTTATGGCTATAATGGGAGAAAAAGAAGAACATATTAAAAAGGGAGAGCCGCACAACCAAAAAACTACATATGATGGATGTGGATTTCAAAAGGGAAAAGATAACATATCTTATATAGATGGCAGAGCTAAATATTTCAAAGAAGGGAAGAAAGCAGTAATAAAAAGAGCAGATGGGAAATGTGAAAATTGTAAAATAGAGATAGAGGGTGTGTGTGAATGCTGCCACCAGAAAATAAAATATGGTAGGCCTGAGATAGCCCACATTGAAAATATAGAGCAATGCGATTTTGATTATTCTATTTATCACTCACATAAAAATTTAAAATATTTGTGTAACCCGTGTCATAAAAAACTTGATTATAAAAAAGGTGAAAGAAAAGTAAGGCACTCTATTGGTAAACCAGTAGCACTTGATCCTATAACGTCGATAGAGATAGTTAAATGTGGAGAATATGTTTACGATGTAGAGATGGATACAGAGCAACACAACTTTATAGCAAACGGATTTGTATCTCACAATAGCCACGCTGTCGAGTACGGAATGATAGCAGTCTGGATGATGTACTTAAAGATAAACTATCCAGTCGAATTTATGGCAACTCTTTTATCTTATGGGCCGGCTGGAAAGAAACACGAGCTTATAAATGAAGCCAAAAGATTGGGTGTCAATATACTCTTACCTGATATTAATCTTTCTACAGCTAAAAAGTGGAAGATTGACGACGATGGCAATCTACTGTCACCGTTCTTAGAGATTAAGGGTATAGGGGAGGTAGCCGCAACCGAGATCATTCGTTGCAGAGACGATGCAGGCCCTTACAAAAGCCCTTCCGACCTAGAGTCTAGAGTCCCTAAGAGAAAAGTCAATGTAAAAGTCCGTAGGCTACTAGAAGAAACAAAAGCATATGAGTCTCCTGAGAGTAAAACTTTCTTACCTGAAGAGGAACTTGAAGCCTTATCTCAATATTTCGATTTCGAATTATCAAATGATCCTTTATATAGGTTTAGAGGGATATTCAAAATCCTCGACCAGAGCCTTGGGTTCATCAACCTTTGCGATTCTATTCCGATGGGGAATGAGCTTGGATATTATTATGGTAGGATGGAAAGTCTAAAGGTTGGGTATAGGCAAGCCGTTAAGCAGACGAGCAACAGTAGCGACTTTGGCTCTCTTGGTGGAGTATACGGCCACCTTAAAGACGATACAGATTTCAAGATGCTTATCTTTGGTAACCAGATTTACGATGAGAAGAAAAGTATAGTAGAGCATTGTGAAGGGCAAGCCATAATAACTCTTGCTAATAACACGGATGATAAAGAAGCCTTGAAGACTCAGGCTGCTTGGTTTAGCGACGAACTCACGTCAGGTAATCTTGAGGGTTTAGATGCTAAACTCGGCAAAGAAAGCGAACCTCCGGCAGATTTAAGCATCATCAACGATTGCGATGCTTGTGAGTTACGTGAAGAATGTGAGCGGCCAACCTTCCCTAAGCAAGGCGAATGTAACATAATGATAGTTGGAGAGATGCCAACTAAAGCAGACAATGATAGCGGGTATGTTTTCTGCGGTAGGCCAGCAGAAGTCCTATTCAGAAAGCTGGATAGCTATGGCCTAGACAGGGAGATGTTCTATCTTACGAACGTCATAAAATGCTGGCCAAGTAGAACCAAAAAGCCTAAAAAGAAACACGTCAATGCTTGTAAAAGAATTTTATCTGAAGAGATAGCAGTAGCAAAACCATTCTTGGTCCTGTCTCTTGGTAATCTCGGTAGGCAGTTCTTTGATGGAGAAGAAGCCGGCATCATTGCTGTAAACGGAACAACTAAATGGAATATGGATCATAACTGCTGGGTAACATATTCTATAAGCCCGTCAATGGTAGCATATAGTGAAGAGAATATGCCGCTACTTGACGCCTCAATAGCAGAATTTGCTAACAAGGTATCTATTTTATTCTGATCGACTTAAAAGTCTTGTTTCGCTATATAACTATACAGGGGGAATAAAGAATGCCAATAATTGATGAGTCAATAATAATAGACCGCAACAACCTGGATGAAGAGTGCGCTTCTGCTCCTGCCTTTTTTGATTATTGGCAGACCCAAGAGACGGACGCAAAAACAAGAAAAGAGAACCTTGAATCTCAAATGAGTATGGAGCTCAGAGGGATGGCTGAAGAAGTCCTTATGAGTAGGTTTGGGGTAAAGAAACTTACAGAGGGGGCGATCAATTCAATCATCGGCAGCGACGAAAACTTCCAGCAGTTAAAATCTCAACAGCTTGGAGCAGAAGCAGAAAGGAAATCATTCGAACAAAAGATTAGAATGCTCGACGTGTTGGCCAGGTTACATGGCCAAGGCTACTTCTCAAAAATAGAGTCGAAGCCTAACATGAGAACAATTATAGCGAACAAAGTAAAGAAGGAGATTGAAAAGCAGATTAAGAGCAGAAAAACATCTGGAAAGCCACGGAGACCAAGGACTTAAGATTTTGGAATCATTTCTGATTAAAACATTTATAGTGACAGCAATAATCTGCTTCTTAGCTTATTTTATTCCAGGCATATCGTTGAGAGCCATAAGGGATTTTAAGAAGCGTTACATAGATAAGGAGAACTGACATGGCAAAGAGGGAGTTTCAACCAGGGCTAGGAAGCAAAGCCCTCAAGAAAAAAGATGAGAAGAAAGGGCAGTACTACAAAAGCCCAGGTTCCCGCATCTCCTATATTAAGCAAGGTGTGATGAGAGTATTCATCCCTAAAGAAGGGAAGAATAGGCTGAGGATTATTCAGCCATTTGAACTCGCTGCTCTTGGCTTCTATGGGTTGGAGATGAGCTTCCACCGAAACGTAGGCGATGAGGGAGAAGAACTACACGGTGATTACTTGTGCAATGAGAGGATGAAGATTCCTCTTAGAGATTGCTACGAGGACATAAAGGTTCCTAATAAGTGTTTCGTCTGCGAACAGCAGACACCTGAGCTTTGGGATGCGAATCCTGATCTCGCTAAAACATTCTACCCTGACCGGAGAATGTGGTTCTTTGTCCACGATCTTCTTTCAGACGATAAAGAAGAAGTTTTGCTTTGGAGCTGCCCTTGGACTCTTCACGAAGAAATTCTTTCAAGATCATCAGACGAAGAAACTGGCGCATACATAGATGTATCCGATCCTGTTAAAGGCGTTCCGATTTCTTTTGAAAGAGACGGCAAAGGCAAGATGACGAGATACAAAAATGTCCAAGTGTTTAAGGCTGCTCATCCTCTTGATCCAAAAGTTCTTGATGATATGGTAGAGTTTCGTGAGCTTCTTATAGTCCCAGAATACGATGCTGTAAAGGCTGCGTTTGAATGCTCTGAGGACTACGAGCCAGCTGAAGGTGGAGAAGAGCCAGCTGAACAAGAACCAGAAGAGAAAGAACCAGAATCGGAACCAGAAGGGCCGCCAGAATGCTTCCAGAAGGAGTTTGACGAATGGCAGGATTGCGTAGATTGCGAATACGCTGGCGACTGCGAAAATCCTCCAGAGCCTGAACCGGAACCAGAGCCTGAACCAGAAAAACCTGTAAGGCCGAAACGACCCAAGCGACCAGTCAAACCAGAAAAGCCATCAAAGCCAGAACGTCCGACAAGAAAGTCAAGGACGCAACCGGAAGAAAAAGCCAACGGCAAATCTGAAGCTGCTAGGTCAGCGATTAGAGAACGCATAGCAAAAGCAACGGAAGATAGGGATAAATAATGGCAGATAGAGTGAGGAGAAGTGTTCAGGTAGATGACGAACACCCTGTTGACTTTATCACATCAGGTTCTACTGTTCTTAACCTTGCCCTTTCGCAAAGGGGCTTAGATGGTGGATGGGCAAGGGGTAGGATAGACAACCTAGTTGGGGACGGCAGCAGTGGAAAGACGCTTTGTGCTCTTGAAGCTGCTGCCCATGCGTTCTATTTTATGGAAGGAAACGATAGCCATAATTTCCCTAAAGTCAAGAAGGTCACTATTGTCTACAATAATGTTGAAGGCGTTATGGACTTCCCAATCGACACGATGTATGGCAAGAAATTTAACGCTGGCGTTGAGTGGATGAGAACAGGTACCATACAAGCCTTTGGGAGAGATTTTCTTAATAGGCTAAAAGCACTTAAGTCTGGTGAGTTTCTACTTTATATAATCGATAGTTGGGATGCGCTTGATTCTGATGAAGAGCTTGAGGAATTTATAAAATCAGTTGAAGAAGACAAGGCGATGGAAGGGTCATTTGATCTTGGAAAGCAAAGATATGGATCAAAAAGATTTTTCAAGACTTTATGCTCTAAGATGGAAGGCGGGAATGGTAGAGTCCATAAAGATTGTACCTTGCTTATCGTATCTCAGACTAGAGCGAATATAGGTGTAAAATTTGGAGCTGCTAAAGTGCGAGTTGGAGGAGATGCTCTAAACTTTTATACTCATCAAGTAGCTTGGTTGAGAGAGCACGAGAAGATAAGAAAGACCAGAGAAAAGATAAGCATGGTCACTGGAATTGGGTGTGAGGCAAAGGTAAAGCGAAATAAAGCAGCAAAGCCTTTTAGAGAAGCCAGATTCCCTATCATGTTTGACTATGGGATAGACGATATCTCATCTATGATCCATTATCTTTATGGCCCGAAATCTAAAGCCATAAAAGATTTATTTGATCTCAAGTTCAAGAAATATGAATCTGCTATAAAGTATGCTTATGATAACGACAAGCAGGCAGAGCTTGTTAAGCTTACGGAAGAAAAATGGAAAAGAGTTGAAGACGCTGCTAAATTTTCCCAGAAAAGCAGGTTCCCGATATGAAGGCGTTAGTCATAGACTGTAACTATATCTGCCATGCTACATTTCATTCTATGCCAATTTTATCGTTCAAGAATAGCACTACATCTATAGTCTACGGTTTTGTGAAAAGAGTCATATCCTTTGCTGAAAGGTTTGAGCCAGATAGCATAGTCTTTGTATGGGATTCAAAAAGCTCAATAAGAAAAGAAGTCTATCCAGATTACAAAAAGCCACGTATAAAGGCGGGGAAGGAAGCAAGTACAAAAGAGAAAGAAGCGAAGTCTGTCGCTTACAACCAGTTCGATGAGATTCGCCTTAATACTCTCCCAAGCCTAGGCTTTAACAATGTATTCGTACAAGATGGATACGAAGGCGATGACTTAATGGCGGCTGCTGTAAATTGTAACCCAGGATATGAATTCGTAGTCATAACTACAGATAAGGACATGTACCAGATAATAGACGATAACTGTATGCTCTTTAATCCTATGACGAAGATCATCAGGGACAAGAAATGGTTCGTCGATGAGTTTGGATGCCACCCTCTAGCTTGGGGATATGCTAAGGCGATATCAGGATGCTCTACAGATAATGTGACTGGTCTTAAAGGGGTAGCTGAGCCAACGGCTTTGAAATTCTTAACAGGAAAGCTTAGCAAGTCGTCAAAGAAATACGAAAAGATCGAAAATTATTTCCCGACTGCCTTAGAAAACAGGGAGCTTGTTGTACTTCCTATGTACGGTACGATGGACATAGACATAGTAGAAGATGCTCCAAGCGTCAGATCGTTTAAAAGCGTATGTGAGTCTTATGGATTCAAATCACTTCTTAGTGCAAATATGGTGAACAAATGGTTAAACCACATATGCTAAATGCTGGCAGGACGACTCACGAGATGTGTCCTGGCGATATAAAAGCAAGAAAAGGCAAATGGAAGATATCGATAGACTATGCCTTAAAGCCTGACTATGAGCTACTCATGTTCTTCGCCCACTTTGTCATAATAAGAGCAGAAGCGATTCTGTCTAGCGATTGCGTCGAATACGAAGGGTACTCGCACCTTTTTGATCCAGTTAAAGACTATTCTGAAGTGCCGGAATATCATTTTACTCTAACAAAGAAAGTGGACGGCAACCTTGATATCATAGCTATAAAAGATAATGAACCTCTTCCAAAAAAGCCAAGGCTCACAAGAAGGATCGACGGATAATGCTCAGCTACGGCGGCAAAGCTAAGATTTCAATCGATGGTGTAGAAATTGACGGATTTGTTTCTAATTGGACTATGAGTCAAGGGATGATAGAGGTTTCAGAATTTAGTGGGACAATGGAGATGATTCCAGATGGGCTTGCTAATTTACATATAGAGTTTGAAGCAAAAATAAGTGAACCTGAAGCTAAAATCCAGCTTGGTATTGAACCTAAAGAAAGACTGCTGAGAAAGATTGATGGGTGACATTTTAACAGGAGTAGTAATCGTGTCTATATTTAGTGCGATTGGAATACTTACAAAGATGATTGGTGGACTCGCTTCTAAAAAAGATATGGATAAAATACCGCCTAATGAGATAATCCTTTATGAAGAAGAGATAGAATCCCTTAGAATGGAAATAGCTGAGGAGGCTGATAGAGCAATGGAAGCGCCAAGTGGTCCACCTTTTTCACAAGTGACTCTACCTGACGGAATGATACTACCTGTTGCGAATACCGTTGAGATAACATATGGCTATGAATCTCCTCCAAATCATACACAGGTGATGCAGATGGGCACTTCTTATGCTGGATCAGACGGAATAAATATATTCCCAACTGTAAATGGGATGAGAAGTAGATTGATGCCACAGAAAGTCAAAGAAGTGAAAGTTGAAAGTCCATTTAGCAAAGTAAACACGGAAAGAAAATCAAGGAGAATTGATTCATGATTTTATTTATGGGAGTAGATCCAGGACAATCAGGGGCCGTAGCAGTAATAAGCAGCGAAAGAGAAATAGTCAGGATAGAAGATTGGCCTGGTGATGAGATCCAAGCAGCAGGAGTAATAAGAAGTATAATTGTCAATTCAGGTGGATGGGAAATTCACGCTGCTATTGAAAAGGTATCTGCTATGCCTAAACAGGGAGTTGTGTCGATGTTTAAATTCGGCATGAACTACGGCATATGGCAAGGTCTATTAGCCGCAGCACAGATACCTTTTGTGCTGGTGGCCCCACGGGTATGGCAAAAGGGCGTTATATCAAAAGCACAAGATAAAAAGCCATCTGTCGCTGCCGCTGGCCGAATGTTTCCGAATGCAGAGTTGTTTGGTCCAAGAGGCGGCAAAAAGGACGGTAGAGCAGATGCACTTCTTATTGCTGATTATTGCAGAAGACAGCATATAGGATTAGCATGACAGAAAGGAAACGCCGATGTTGTAAATGTGGGTGTGGAGAGGAAGTAATGCCTGGTAACACTTGGATAAAAGGTCATAATATAAAAAAGAATGGAAACCCGTTCTTTGGTAAAGTGCGAAGTGGCAGACTAGCGCCTATGTATGGTAAAAAGTTTTCCGCTAGACATTGCAATAGAATAAGAAAGTCTAAAATAGGCACTAGCCTATCTGAAGAAACAAAGGTGAAAATAGGATTGGCATCTAAATCTAGTGAGAAATCAAAAGAATTTATTGCAATGATCGGGAGCTTTAGCGATGTCAATTCAAGAAAAGGTATTGCTTTATCAGAAGAGCACAGGTTAAAAATATCAACTTCTATGACCGGTGTTATATTTAGTGAAAGGCATAAGGATAACATATCTTTGTCTATTTCAGGAAATAAACACCCAAATTGGCAAGGCGGGAAGTCTTTTGAAGAATATTGTCGCACTTGGACTGATAGTGAATTTAAAGCATATGTCCTTGAAAGAGATGAGTATAAGTGCCAAAATCCATTATGCAACAAGACTTGTAAAAAGCTGTGCCGACACCATATAGATTATGATAAGAAGAACTGTGGACCAAGCAATATAATAACAGTATGCGTCTCATGTAACTCAAGAGCCAATTATAACAGAGAGTCTTGGCAAGAACATTATGAAGAGATAATGGCTAATAGATGATTAAAGAAGTAGAGATATCAAACTTCCAATCCCACAAGTACACCTTACTCCCGTTTGGGAAAGGTGTCAATGTGATAACCGGAAGAACTCATTCCGGCAAGTCATCTATCGTAAGAGCTATAAGATGGGCCTTACAAAATAGGCCACAAGGAGATGGATTTAGACTTGATGGGTGTAAGCCAAAAGACCCAACCTCCGTAGCGATCCAGTTCGATGATAATCAGCACATCGTAAGGGAAAAAAGCAAAAAGAAAGGAATCAACTTATATAGGTCATCTGAAAGTGAAGATCCATACGCAGCCCTAAAGACAAATGTCCCAGAAGAGATTCGCTCCATTACTCGCATGAGAGATGAGAATGTACAGTCTCAAGGCGATCCTTACTTTCTTATAGACAAGACACCAGGCAAGGTAGCGGAGGAAATAAACAGAGTCGTAGGCCTGAAGATAATCGCAGAGAAGCTGAAGAAAGCAAAGAAGATCGTGCTTGATGCTAACTCGCATGTAACCGTCCTTAACTCTCAAATAGAAACTGCTGCTGAAAGCCTTAAGTCTCCTGAGATGGAAGGGATAGATGACCTATACGCCCAAGCTATAGAGATTGAAGATGCGGACAAAGCACTAGACTTTATAGACAAGAACATCGAAGCTATCGAAGCTATCTTATCGCAGCTAGACGATGAAAGAAACAATGTGAGTGAAAGTCGCTCTATCCTTAATATAAAAAAGAAGATGGATGCTTTTAAAATAGAATATCAGGCACACGTTAGGAGAATAGAAGAACAGAAGAAGATATCCGACACTATATATCTTCTTCACGGGTATGTCGATGACTCTATTATAGAAATTTCAGAGAATGCTGAAGAGACGATAGAAGAATTATCAGCATTTACTGACAGGAGAAATACCTTGTTCGAGATTAAAGGGGTATACTCCGCTATTCTAAAAGAAAAACAATCCCTGCAAACGTGTGTCAGGGGCCTACAAAAGCTTGAATCGGATAGGATAGAGGCCGAAGATAAGGCGGGATATTGTACAAAATGTGGATCTTCACGTGAATACTGGGATCAAGAAAGGATAGATGATGAAGCCTAAAGAATTAGAAGCGATTGAAAAGGCACTTGATTTTGAATTAGGATACGGTAAATTTAAAGACAAGACGCTTGATGAAGTTCCGTCTTGGTACCTTAAATGGTTAGCTGGAAATATAAAGAACGATAGAGTTGCCATAATGGCAGACCTTGTATATGAATACAGGGAATCAACAAGCACCCATATTTGGGATTGAAAAGGAGAACGAAATGTTGGAACGGTATTTTTATCTCAGGAAAGAAAAGACTGTAATCGATGAGGAAACTGGAAAGACCATACCGAATGGGATACATAGGTGTGGCGTAGTTTATCTCGTTATGAATGAAGGTGGCCTAACTGCCAGAGGCGTATCCCTATGTAACGGTGGAGAAGATCCATTCGTCAGGGATGATGGCTTTCTGAAAGAGAAAGGTGGTGAGTGGAAACCTTTCGTTGGCGGCTTGAAGCTGGCAAAGAAGCGAGCTATGAGAGCGCTGAATTCAAAAGCGAACTCAGAGCCAATCACGGGTTTTTCTGCTATAGAGAAAGTTTCAGTGTTCAATATCCTTGATAAGTCAGAGTATCTGCCTGTACTTAGCAAGTTTGAGCTGAAGATTCTTGAAGAGAAGAAAGAAGCCTAATGAAGATGCCAGCTGGCTTTAATAAAGGGGAAAACAACCCTATGTATGGTAGAAAAGTTTCTAAGGGAACAAGAGCTAAAATATCAAAGGCTCTCAAAGGGGCTGTTTTCTCCGACCAGCACAGAGCAAATATATCAAAAGCAAAAAAGGGTGTAAAATGGCCTGAAGGGATTCCATACCCACAGACTGGTAAAAAATTATCAGAAGAGCATAAGTTAAAAATATCAAGGTCTTTAAAAGGTAAATTTGCTAAAGATAAAAATCCTAATTGGGGTAAATTTGGAAAGCTAAACCCTAACTGGAAAGGCGGCAAGTCTTACGAACATAGGCCGGCCATTTGGTTTAAGAAAAAATTCAGGGATAGCATTAAAGAGCGTGACATGTATAAGTGTAGGAATCCTAGCTGTGACGGGAAATCAATAACCTTGTGTATTCACCATATCGATTACGATAAGATGAATTGTAATAAAGGGAATCTCATAACATTGTGCATGCCGTGTAACGCTAAAGCAAATTTTAACCGGGACTACTGGGAAGAATTTTACAGTAGAATCGTGATGGTGTAAAATGGCACAACTTATAGCCACGGGTGATTGGCACCTAACAGAGTATCGGCCTAGGTCAAGGAAAGACGATTACATATCGGCTATGATAGCAAAGATTAAATTCATAGCCGATATGAAGGCTGACCGCATCCTTAATCCTGGAGATGTTACAGATAGTCACGAGTTTCCAGATAAGTTTAAAACCAAATGGATAAGCAGACTTAGTAAAAGGATCATCTGTGTTCCTGGACAGCACGACTTAAGATACCACACCTCTGGAATAGTGAATACACCTCTCGGTGTTCTTAGTGAGGCGGTAGGTTTTAAGATAATCCATAATACCGATGGCCCTTTTACAATGCAGAAACATGTAAGAACGGCTCTTGGTAGCAAAGAGGTATCTGTCTATGGTGCGGGATGGAATAAAAAAATCCCAGAGATAATAGACATGGAAGCTTACAACATCCTGCTTACCCATAGGATGGTGATAGAAAGCAAGCTTTGGGATAAGCAGGAAAGCTATGATGTAGCAGGTAGTCTTTTAAGAAGGAATAAATTCGATCTCATTGTAAGCGGAGATAACCACCAAAGCTTCCATTATGAGCGAGATGGCAAGATGCTTATAAATTGCGGAAGCCTGATGAGAAGCAAGATAGATCAAGTTGATCATAAACCTTGCGTTTGGGTAATTGACACTGATAAGAAATCATATGAGCAGATATTTATTCCAATCGCTCCAGCCGAAGAAGTATTCAATGTCGAAGAAGTAGAGATCATAAAAGCAAGAAACAATAGGCTTGATACTTTAAAAGACTCATTTAAGAACAGAAAAAAGCTAACTGGGTTGGACTATAAAAAAAGAGTAATAAAGAGAACTGCAGAGTTAAAGCCGAAGGCTCTTACTAAGAAAATAATAAATGGCATAATGTCAGAGGCGTAAGGAAGCTATGATAGAGATACATGATATAAAAACGATAGAAAGAAATATAAAAAAAGCCAGAAACAAAAAAGCATCAGCTGAGGGTGCTATAAAAGTGCTTTTAAAGCAGCTTAAGGATAATCATAATCTCGATAGCGTAGAAGATGCGGAAGTCTTTGTAGAGAAAGAAGAACGCAGACTTGCTGCTGAAGAGAAGAAGCTGAACAAGAAGCTTGATGTTTTAAAGGATGAATGTGGACTCTAATCTTCTTCAGGAAATAAAAGCAGGAATTGTAGAAGTGGTTGAAGAAAGGGATGCTCTTTTGCTAAGGGAGGAAAATCTTCTGAAGGAAAAGAAAGCCGCTGATGAATTTCTCACATGTGCTAAAGAAGCTCAGGCTATCCTATCATCAGTAGCCAAAGAAACTCAAGCTGATATAGAAGATCACCTAACAAATATCGTAACTATAGCCTTGGCTGCTGTGGAGTCCGACGATAGTAGCATACCAAAACCTCCAGAGTTTGTAGCGAGGGTAGTTGAAAGAAGGAACACGATAGAGTGCGATCTGATGTTTAAAGAGGGTAAGCGAGAACAGCACCCTAAAGAATGCTCTGGTTTTGGATATGTCGATATAGCTGACTATGCTTTAAGAGTAGACTTCATTCTTCTTGAGCTTGAATACTCTGATGAGAATATAAGAAAGACACTTGTATTGGATGAGCCATTCAGATTTGTCGATCCTTCCCTTCAATACAAAGTCTCTGAGATGCTTAACATGGTATCTGATGATCTTGGATTCCAGCAGATAGTTGTATCGCACGCTAAAGGCGTAAATAAAAATGCCGACACAACGCATAAGATAACGAAGGTCGGCAAACATAGTAAAGTGGTTACGGCCTAGAGGGTTGGCGAAACGGCTAACGCATCGGGCTTTGGTCCCGACACCACAGGTTCAAGTCCTGTACCCTCTTCCATCATTTACTGACGATAGTGACAGTTATAGTCCTATCCTCTGTCCTAGTAGGCGTAACAATCCTATTGACTATCGTGTGAACATCCCCTATGGTTCCACCTGATAACCAGATAGTAGCAGTCTTAGTGCTGTTCGTATCAGAGTCTTTTGTTATTCCTGTAGGGACTATCCATGTACTAGTGCTAATTACATCTCCATTTAACCAAAGCGTCCAATCAATTTGATAATCCATCACTGCATCTGAGTCTTTTTCAAAATCACAAGGCATGGCCCCTCCTATACTTCTTTCTCTGTAATTGTCCTGCTTTCAAGGTTTATAACAAAAGTCCTATTTTCATATCTCACTTTACAGGCTCTGTCTTCAAATATCACAGCACATATATTTTTGAACGATGGCTCTCTTGATAAAACTACTACTATTCCTTCAACGATTGTTACATTGTCTGAGACTGATGGGACTGGGTCTGAACCTTCAACCTGAGCAGATGCTATTTCGCTTATCCCTATGTTGTCACGAGCATCTGCTAATATCTTTATAATAGCTTCTGATATTTCACTTATTTCTATACTATCTTGAGCGCTAGCAAGAAGTCTATCAAAAAGAACCGTTAGGCTTGAATCGTCTATGACTATAGATTCAGAACTTAAAAAGCTAAAAGACGCATCCTCACCTATATCTTCAGCCAGGTTAACATCGTCTGATATTTCTATGACAATGTCTAACGCAGAGTTGTCGATGACTTCTGATATTGTTATGCCATCGTTAGCTTCTATTTCAAGATCAACAGCTACAGTTGGTGTATCTGAAACTTCTATATCTTGACTAACATCGATTACGATGTCAAGATTAGAAACATCTGGAGTTTCGCTTACTTCTATATTATCTGAAGCTGTGACGGATAAATTCACACCCTCAAGCTGAATAGTTGGTGTATCTGAAACTTCTATATCTTGACTAACATCGATTACGATGTCAAGATTAGAAACATCTGGAGTCTCGCTGACTTCTATGTTGTCGTCAGCTTCTATTTCAAGGCTGATATTTGCTTCTGGAGTCTCGCTGACTTCTATGTTGTCGTCAGCTTCTATAGATATGTCTACGCTAGCTTCAGGTGTGTCTGAAACTTCTATGTTGTCGTCAGCTTCTATAGATATGTCTACGCTAGCTTCTGGTGTGTCTGAAACTTCTATGTCTTGACTAACATCGATTACGATGTCAAGATTAGAAACATCTGGAGTCTCGCTGACTTCTATGTTGTCGTCAGCTTCTATAGATATGTCTACGCTGGCTTCAGGAGTTTCGCTGACTTCTATGTTATCTGAAGCTGTGACGGAGAGGTCTACAGCAGCAAGACCGGTGACTGTTGGGATTTCTGATACTTCTATGTCTTGACTAACATCGATTACGATGTCAAGATTGGATATGTCTGGAGTTTCGCTTACTTCTATGTTGTCGCTAACATTGACAGAAAGATCACCGCTGACACCGGCTTGTTCTAAATAGTTACCGCCACCTGGAATAAACACGACAGCGTCTTTCTCAGTATCTAGAACATTGCCGCCACCAGGAATAAAATATAAAGTATCAGCCATTAGCTAATCACCACCACTGGATCAACGTACGCAACTTTTGATGCTATCGCCAAATTTGCCCAAACAGTATGAACTCCAGCACCTCCACCAGTTACGGAAATACTTGCTTGTTCTTTTATAGGTGTGCCTAACCCTCCATCTGTCCATGCTTCAGTGTTGTCTGTTAGTTGAGTAACGGCTGTGTCGAAATATGCTGGCTTTGTAGTCCATAATTTACCAAGCATCAAGTCAGTGCTTGCAACCGGAGCTTCAACTTCAATCCAAAATTCATCATTAACAAAGCCGCTTGACGTACCTGTGCCTTGTGAATCATGGATGATGTTTACTGTTATTGTCGGGTTAGCAGTGCAATATACTTCACAGAGTTTGAATCGTAATGGAGCAATATACTCGATAGCATGGGTGTTCGTAGTCATTTTTGCGGAATAGTCCGCACCAAGATTACAGTAAGTATCGTGCTCTATATCACCATCATAATACTGCTCAAATAATTGGTATAATATGTCGGAGTCGGTACATGAGTGAACTTTTAAACTCCCTGCCATATTGGTTGGAGCCGCCGCTATCATCCCGGTAGTTGCTGGCAACTTACACCGTCTAAATTGGACATCGTTGAGCGTGTCATATGTCATAGACACAAGATTCTCACCCGTTGGAAGACTCGACATGTCAATGTCTGCAATAGTGGCTTTGGTTGATCTGCCGCTATCCCCAATTAAAAAGTGCGCAGCGCCTATGCTTGTACCATTGAATAGAAAGGTTCCACCCTCCCACTCAAATCTACATACTTTGATTTTAACGTCTACATTGACCCCGCCAGCCAAAACTTCAAGAGTACAGTTGTCTATAAGGCGAATAAAGCAATCGGCCCCGAGGTTTCCGTCTGTCTTAAATTCTCTATCGAACGCAAACCAGCTATTCGACCATATCTGGGCATTACCGTCACCAGCATAAAGAAAAACATCTTCACCACTACCTGCCCCATCGCCAGCTACAAATTTTGCACCGAAACCCAATATGCTACCATTTATTCTAATCCAGTTTGCCCCAGTGGTTTCAATTTTACCACCACCTGTCGCCATCGACTCATAGCTATCATCTGTCTTGTCAACTGACTTTATAATGTTAGGAGTGGCAATCGCCCCAGGAAAAGCATAGGTTTTATCTCCCGCACTTTGGGTTTCATAATGAATGCTGGCTATGTATAAAGTCTCACTTGCCGCCAAATCTACTAAAACAGCCGTCAATGTAGTATAAGAAATGGTTGAGCTATTCCATGTTGCATCGGAATCGTCTTGCAAAGTATCCATCCATAAATATCTATCAGCCATTTATTTCACCGCCGTTATTTTTACTGTTTCTAAATCAAGATTGTCTTTAAGTGTTACAGCATTGTTATAATCAGATTCTCCAATTAAAACCGCTTCATTTAAAGCTATCATCAACTCTGACTTAGTAGCAAATTGTAGTGGATACCAAGATGCGCCTTGTTCCATCTTTTTTATCACTCCAGAGATTTCAAGGACTTTTAGCTGCATCTCAAGCTTTTGCTGTCGATCTTTTAAGAATTGGATCGTATCCGCTTTTAGATCAATATCGCAGCTGTTAATGTGCCTGCGTTTCAAGTGATCTGTGAAACAATACCGAATTTTTCGCTTACCATAAGCCTGTGGATGATCTTCTATTATTTCAGATTTTATGATCGTCACTGTGCCCCCTCATCAAGGGAATTGCTGCCCTGTTGATCTATCAATATGCTGACAAAATATAGACGTATCGCATAAAAGTGGATATTTCTTTCTAGCCAATTTATCCCATCCTGTTGCCTTAAGTGCTTTTTGCTCCATCATCCTATTAAAAAAATAAAGGTCTTGAGTTCCTTGTTCGCTATGCGTCTTACCAGTCTCAGGATCGAACCAAGCTCTCTTAGGGGTCTCAAACACACGCCTAGACTCTGTGCCATTAAGCATTGTATAAGGTTCACTATTCTCCCACATGTAAGCAAGAACAGGTACATGTATAAGGAGGCAGCCCATAGGAAGGCCATCAGCCCTAACTTTATCACCAAGCTTCCATTTAAGATACGGCCCAGTCCCTCTCCCTCTAAAAATCAAAGGCTGAGAAGGGCTAGACTTTGTGTAGTAAAGTCCAGACACAACTGCTTCTTCCCCTTCTTCCATATACTTTGTAAATTTTAGAAAAGTGTCTACAGGTATCAAGACGTCATCTTCTACAAGAATCAGCCACTCGACTCCCATATCAAGAGCCTTTTTTGTAATCATGTTATATGCGTCGTCTATCCAGTACCCGCACATTGTAAGATTTAAATCAAAAGATGTAGACTCCCAGTTGACTGGTATCATTTGACCATAACGCTTATGTGCCCATTCAAATCTTATCAGACCCTCTGTTGCTGTTGATATGAGAATCTTCCTTTTCCACTTTGTATCGCAATACTCTACCACTTCTTCATTCATTGTTAGCCCCTTTTGCCTTTTGAAATGCTACTTCTATATCCCCCCACTTGTTCCAGAAAAGCCTCTCTATTGTCCAAGGCTGCGGCTTATATACATCATAAAGCGGCAAGCCTTCAACGAAATATTGTGGAGTTGCTTCTATCCAAGATGTACAATGCGTCGGATCTTGATGCCATCTTGGTGATCCACCATACGGCGTAGATATAAGAAGATGGCCTTCATCTTCAAGTGCTCTCCAACACTCATCCATAAACTTGAACTGTAACCAAGGCTTAATGTGCTCAATGAGATGAGAGCATACTATGACTGCACACGAATCATCTTCAAGCGGCCAAGGGAACGACTCTATGTCGTGTACGATCTGGACACCAGGCAAATCCCTAATGTCCATACCAACATAGCCCTTATTACAGTTTGCACCGCAGCCTAGGTCTAGCATAATCTTTTGTTTTAATTTCATGTTTGCCCCTTAATTAGTTTACGCTGTTGCGAATACCAACTGATACGTAGCGGATACACCTTGATTCGCATTCCAAGTTGAGCTAGCAAACGTATTCCCACAGCAGATTGTAGCAGCTGTATTCCCTAAAGCAATATTGCTGATATTACATACGCCTGGATTATCAGTAGAAGCCCATGCTCTTGTCGCCTGTACAGTCTTAGATGTCTCAACGGACATAGTACAGGTACCACTAATCGTTGAGCCATCGAGAGCAGTGTGGGCAGCACCGGGAGCACTACCAGTGCCAAGAAGCATAGCCGTAAGCTGCTTTGATCCTCCTGCTCCTGCTACGCAACCACAAATAAAATCCTGAAAACCAAGGTTGACAACTTCGTTCTCACACCAACCAGAATCACCAACGATTTTCCTACCGTCTTTTCCTTCACCAATTTTGATTCTAAAGAATCCTCTCACTGGTGAAAATTCTTTTGTAGCCATACCCTTCCTCCTTTTTCAGCCCCTTCCCTATATCCTACTATAGGCTTAAAGGCGTTTGTAGATTGCAGACGCTCTGCATAGCCTGACAATCCGTCTTAAGTTAAACTCTTTCCCTCTATTTTATCTTTATCAACTCTTTCCATATTCCATTTATTGCTTCGATGTTTCCGCATATTAAAATCGTAAGAAAGAATATCAGCAGCAATGTCACTGCTAAGCACCATCTTGCTGTTTTATCTACCGGCACATCAACTCCTCAGTACCATCATCTTTTTATTAAGAAGCTCAATCTCTTTCTTCATTCTTCTAAGCATATCTTTAATATCTAAAGGCATTGGCTTATTATCATACCGATCTTCTATCTTCCAAATTCTATCTTGAAGCTGGTTAATGCGATCTTCAACGATCTTATTATCAAGACGCATAGATAAGAGCTTAACTTCTTCCGTCTTGGCAAAATGACAATAGCCCTTGTATGTGCTACCTCCAAGAGCTATCATCCCAATTAAAACACCGATTATAAGGCTTGCTTTTTTAAGAGTCATAAGCCCTCCAATATAATTTACATACCAAGTTTGTTTTTAGCCATAGCTAAAATAGAACCTATCCCTCCAGCTTGTTTGACTTTTTCAACTCCCCTTGAAGCGGCGCTAACACCAAGGACAGCAGACCAGAATATATAGATACTATCTGGAATATGCGCCCAAGTAAAGGTAAATTCTGTAACGATGGCGGCGGCATTGGCTGCTAAGATTTCTGCATTCTTTGCTAAGACCCATCCTTTAATCACCGCTATGACGATTTGAGAAACAAAATAATCAAAGAAAATGGTGGTGCCAAACAGATAACCATTATAAGGTCTCCATCCAGCTTTCCATCCTTTCCCGTGCATAACTTCTGCTTGAATAGTCTTATTCACTTCAGACATGTGCTCATATTCAGCTTGGATTCGTTTCGTCTCCTCTTGTTCAATAGCTACACGATATTCAAGCAATGATTCTTTATACTGAATAGCAAGCTCTGGCTTAGCATCAATTTCTTCTAATATCTTATCAGGATCTTTTTGTCCTGTAATAGTCATACCCATATCTATTACTTTTTCAGCTACATCTTCAGCCTTATCGCCCATAAGCTTCCCAATAAGAGCTGGAGCGAACTTGGTTGCTAATTGAATTGCTATCGGTATAAGCATCGGTAACATTGTTCCCCCCTAACTGATTAACTCAAAATGTACAAGGTCTTGAAAGTCTTGGTCTGTCATCGCCTCTCCGTCCATGTCCCAATCACCACCCCACCGGATTCTTACTCCCATGTGAGCCCCAACTCCGCAGACAACTCCTGCTAAATATATACAATGTCTAGCGTCCCAAGAGATTGCGCCTCTTATGAATGGGGCAGCATCAACTGCCAAAGACAGGTCATTAGGTTCGACTACATTGTGCTTCCCTAATGGCCATTTTAGTCTCGACTTGCCGTTTTTATAGAATTTGTTCTGACGCTCTTTTGACCTTACGCCTTCTACAATAGAAACATCCATAATCCCTGCTTCTATGACAGAATAGAAAACTCTCTGAATACTTAGGTTACAGGTCTGAAGTCGCTCCATAGACCTTCTGCCGTAAGAATATCTACTCATCTTGTTTTTCCTCTTTCGACACAAGTATGTCCTTACAAGTATCGCAGTAATTGAATCCATAAAGAAGTTGTAAAGGATATGCTAAAATCTCCCACCAGCTATCGCCAGCTTCAAACATCAGACATCGCATCTTATCGCAGCCTTTAATTCCATGGACGTGTCCAAGCTCGTGGTTAATGATTGCGCTAGTGAAAAAATCACGCAATCCGAACCAAGTCGGTATCCATTTAGGTGGATAAACATCAACCCAATACATATTGCCTTTGAATCGATATTGACCTGGCATAAAGAATGATAGCCATCGTGGCTCTATATTAATATCGCATTTATCTGGTATAGGCGATCTGTATTTTATCATGTCGCTACCCTCCACCATCTTTGAAAAATCGTCTCCCCTTGAATCTTCCGATCAATTAAGATACACTTTTCACCAGACCAACCAGCTCCATCTGAACTCGCCCCTTCTTCTACGGTCAGCGCCCCAGCATCCCCTTCATACACATCGTACCCTTCCCAAATAGGAGTAGTTCTTTCAACTATATCATGACGGAAAGCATGAAGGTCAATATAGCGATTCGCAAGAATCCTAGCAGACGCTTCACCTTGAACATCAGGGTATTTCAAAACCACTTGGGCACGTGATCCATATTGATAATAAGACTTTTCAAGTGAAGATGAATTTGTCCTATCTAGAGTCAACTCTAATTCATATTTACCTGTTGCTGGATTTAAGCCGTACTGAATCAATAAATCATTGCACACTTTATCGTCTGGCGTCCTGGAAATTTTCACAGTAGATCCAACTTGATCAAATCTTTTAGGCTGAACCAAGGTTGGACCATTAGCGTTAACGCCAACGACAGATATTTTGCCACGTTTTTGAATTCGTGTATAACTACATTGATTCAAAATTCTATCGATGACGTTTAAAACCTCTGTTGTGCTATTTATGATTGTAGCAAAATTTAAGCCAGGTAGCAGTGCCTTCATCGTCTTTAAAGATTCTACCCCAATATCGTCGGTTGAAAGATCTGTGTAGTGCTCTAAAAGATAGTAAACAATGTCTGCTGGGTGTTCAATTAAACTTCCAGCAGTACCAGTTATTGTTCCAATTCCATCTTCCAAGCCTTGAATTGAGCACGATAAAGGTTCGCTTGCCACTTGGTCTGAAGTGAAATCAAAATAGGCGACTACATTACCTTCGCTATCAGTTCCAGATGGGTAGAAAGTAAAACCTGCCGCAGAAATAACAGCACCGTCCTTATCGTAAGAATTTTCAGTTGTGGCTGTATATTCAGCATCGGTTGAAATTGACACACCAGCCATAGCAAGATACTTAAATCCAGACGTATCTATGCATCTCAACGGGATACCTCTCGACCAATCTCCAAAAACGATAGCTTGTGGCAAGCCAGCTACAGACCCACCACCGCCAGCAGTCCTATGGATAGGCCATGTGTCTTCATTAATCGTTGTGCTTGGTACTACGCCAAATTGAACTAGTGGCTGTTCAGCAAGAGAAAATGAATATGTAAACTTATCGTGATATTTTTTACGGAATATGCCACGGAAGATCACTCCTTCAATGTCTATATCAGCCCACTCTAATCCATCAGCCCAGATGTAAACAGATCCAGAAGAACCATCTAGCCGCCGACGCACTTCTTGGTCTTGGAATCTATCGTCGTTAGCGACATTAAAAGTGATTTCTCGGAGAGAAGTGGATTGTGATTCAAAATTATAGGATGAGGCGATAGATACTTCATTTAACATCTTCCCTTCAAACAACCTATTATGTCCAGTAGCACCGGAAGGGGAATTATAAAGGGCTTTTATTTCATTTGTGGTCAATGCCTTATCGTAGATTCTAATTTCATCTAATCTTTCACCTGGCAAATCAGCAGAGGCAAAAAACTCTAAGTTGGTTATAACTGTAAAATCTTCAAGGGGTGTATTCGGTGGAGCAATTGGAGTTATGTATTCCGCATCAGTATACACTCGCATCTCATCATTTGTTCGATCATAGATAGCAACATTGTGAACCCACTCGTCGTAAGGAATATAACCGCCTTTCCATATAGAGTGTCCGACCCCTGTGTTTTCACCGAACCAGAAACCAGTGCCGGAACCTGTATCGGTACCATGCTCAAATCTAAATTGATTACCATCAAAAAGAAACGAGATAAGGTCAGCGAAGCTAAGTTCTATAGAGGGTCGCCACCAAAATGAAAAGCTAAAATCCCCTGTCTCAAATGCCGCTTTCATATTATTTGATGGTGTAGCAATCGTTATAATTCCAGCCGCACCCTCTTGTAGACAAGATCCGACAACACCAGATGGATACGTCACAGCCCCGGCAACGCTCCCATCATTCCCACTGCCACTATAATCTTTAACGTCACCATTTAACGGCCAATAGCCAACCAAGTTGTCGTCGCTCGGCATTCTTGCGCCGGGATGCTCTACCATGATATTCTCAGTAGACCACCGTTTTACAAGTCCTTCAAAATCAATCTCTACAAGCATGCGAGTGGATCGTGCAGCTTTCAATTTATCTGAGATAGTAGACATTAAAGGGTTTCCTTAAGCTTTATACTAAAATCAAACATATCGCCATATCTGTGTTTTTGTTCTATGTCGCCTATCAGCTTCACTAGATAACAGTCAGTTAGAGTGTCAGAGTCAGGAACCATAGCAATAGACTTCCCATCTATATAATCAGCTAATGCGATCACTTCCTCTCTAGTGTCGTCACTACCTGTCCAATCAAGTTGAAAAGCCCTTCGTCTTTCCGCACCCTTAATAGGTATCATTCCACCATATGGAGTCTCAAGGTAAGTAATGTCACGGATGTTTGTTTTTCCATATCTTGGTGCCCATGGTCTTGTAAGCGTGATTGCTTCTCCTATTACCATCGCACCTATCTGATAATAGTCATCGGCGGTCTGTTGGGCCGGGATCGAAATCCGGACAAATTGATAAAGCCCCCCGGTAAAAGTCTTCACAATGGACCCCTGAAAGATTGCAAACGCATCCCCATTTTCAATCCCTGAAGCCGCCGTTGTGTCAAGGACAATATAATCCCCCACATTGTCCTTGATCTTCCAGGTCGCGCCTGATCTGGCCACCCCCGCTTCAATATCCTGAAGGTATAGACCCTTCAATTCGTGGTCCTTATAATTAGCTAAAAGGGAAGTGTCTTTCACCGTATTTCCATTGGCCGCTTCATCCGCTTCCCCGGTGGCCAGATCAAAAGATACGGATTCATCAATGGTTGGGGCCCCCCATGAATCGGTAGCATTCATCTGAAATGAAAGGGCCCGGATATTACATCCAAAAAAACCCACTCCGGAAGCCTTGAACCTTTCATTAATCCCCAGATCAATAACGATATTACATTCCGCCCCATCCGTTTCAGACCGCCAGGGCTTAGAGGGTGAGTCAGATATGATATTGGACATAGCATATTGATACTTAGGTTCAAATGTCCACTTATCGCCGACTATGCCTGCACCACCATGCCATACGACTTTCACTCCACAGGCTAACAGCGTTTCTTGTGCTGAGGATGGGACTGTAATTGCATTAGCTGAATATGGTTCGAATCCACCTCTGCTTACGGCTTGAATAGTCGTATTATTATCAGACCAAATACAAAATATCTTACCGGCTTCATTAGACACTAAATCTGGAAAGGATACAGAATTTCCAGCATTGTGTAACTCAGTCGGGGTACTGGCATTGAATGTATATCCTTTATCTATCGATTTACACAATTCAATTGTTTCATTTGTAGCATCATTAGCCACAGCATAAATGACACCAGCAAGATCTGTGAATATATGGGGGTCTCTCATATTGCCAACAAAATCAATAATATCGATCCTGCTACTCCAAGTAGCCCCGCTATCAGTGCTGATCTTGCCCTTTATATCGTAATCGCCAGCTGAGGCAATATCAGTCTCATATGCTACTAAAATATCACCATCTTGATTTACACAAATAGCACCTCTACTGTCGGCATCTGAATCGACATCGATTGGAGTTGCTGACCAAGAGTTCCCACCATCGTCTGAAAATCGCACCATAACATTTGAAGTATATGCAACAACCATCACAATCCGACCCCCAGGAAGGACCGCAATATCACCAAAATATATATCTGGAAGGGAAACCAAATTAGACCATGTATCGCCATCATCATCTGAATAAAAGATTGCACTTGTGGAACTTGGTGCGCTAGCACTTATAATCAGCCTTCCACTCCCTAAAGTACAAATCCCATAAACTACATAACCACTTGCTATTGCTTGCTCTATATAAATAGGGCTATTCCAAGATAACCCGCCATCAGTAGACTTAATTGCGATAACATCGTAGCTTCCAACGTCATCTACCCACGTAGCAACTACAAGGTCACCATTTTGAGCAAGAGTGGACCGTCTTGTTACGTTTGACCAACAAGCATCAGCAATATCAGAAACTTCTGTCTCATCTGGCCATGTAGCTGTGTCTGGGTCGTCACCGCCAAAATAATTACTACCGCCATCGTGAGAAAATTTAAAAGTAGCAGTTCCAGCATCGCCTCCAGCGATTAATTCTGCTATGAAGTCTCTGGTAGCATAGTGAAGCGTCAACGTGAAAGTATCACTGGTAGTGGTGGAAGTTACAGCGCCAACCCATGTTAGCGTCCCAGTAGATTTAGTGAAATCAGTTATTGTTGCAGTCCCAGATGTATTTGCTCCAGTCAAGAATGTAATTACAGCGCCAATAAACCAATCATCTCCAAACGCTGCTAAAGAAGAATCAACCATTGTGGTGGTAGACCCATTACTAGTAGCTGTTCCTGAATTAACATAATCCGCAATATCGCCTTTTGAGATTAACCGGAAGCTTCCTGTGTTTGCAGAATTAGAGGCTGGTTGACCGATAAACACTCCATCCTGTTCTGTAGCAGAAAGAAAGTCGCTATCTTCCAAAATATTTTCAGCTATGAGTTTAGTTGTCATATGTCAATTCCTGCTTCTACCTGATTTACAGTTTCATACTGATTTCCTACCCTATTTGTCTGCGTCTTATTCATCCGATTTGCGAACCAAGTGTCTATATCGTCAGTTGTTATTATGCCTTTATTTATAAACGTAGCACCTTGAGATCCACCTACTATCTCTACAGGGATTGTCCCTCCACCTTGTAAAGGAACGACTGCTTCATCACCATGAAGAGTTGCATTATATCCTGATTCTGGCCCTCTTGAAATGCCGCCGTACCTATACTCGTTCGATGACACTCCACTTGCTGATATACTCTTACTCATCCTTAAGTCTCCAGCAAGTGCTCCAAGTGTAGAAAAAAGCCCATTGTCGTCCATACCAAGAAAGGAGATACTAGCCCCGGCATCCTGATCAGTGCTACTCCTTATAGCTGATCCAAAAGTCCTTGACATGCCCATCCTTGCCGCTTTACTACCAAGACGACTAGCCAGCCTTGAACTGGCTGAACCTACCCAAGCTCCGCTAGCACCTGGGCCGCCAGCAGCAAATGCCCCTGTCCCTGATGTTGCGGCATTCCCTCCAGCTCCAACGGCTGTTTGTGGCACCGAGCCAGCATTACCAATACCCTGTGCTACATTTCCTGCAACATATGTGGCAAACCCAGCCACATAAGCACGTTCTATGGTCTCTTTGAGATCCCTTTCATTCATTTGGCTTGCAAATGCTGACCCAAGAGCAGCCCCTACTGGCCCACCAAAAAAGGCTCCTGCGATTGGAAGGACAACATCTGCCATCAGCTTTGGGTTCAGCAGACCACTAGTTTTCATGAAATCGCTGACGCCACCCATAACATCGCTAACGCCACCCATAACATCGCTAAACACTGAAAACTGAGGAAGGCCAGTTGCGGGATTAATTGTACCAGACCCACCTATAGCCATAAGCAATGCTGCCTCTTCAGGATTAATATGAGCCAAAAGAGTATCACCGTGCTGGCCTTGAGCAGCAATCTTAGATGTCTGTGATCTTGGGACTACATACTCGCCTGGAGATAACATGGACCTATAGGTGTCATTTGCAAAAGAGTCTCCACTGCCTTTGCCACCTGGGACAAAACCGCCATAAGCCATGTTGCGTTGGCCTTCAATACCACTCCAACTGCTGTTAATCCCATCGCCCCTGCCAGCGCTCCCTCCGCTATCGCCACCAAAGAACTCTGCACCTATCTTAGCAAGGCTAGATATCAAGCTTAAAGCACTGCTACCTGTATCGACCCAATCGGCTTTAAATAAAAGAACCACCTGGTCGATCGCAGCTTCCACAATCATCTTTGCTATAATATCAGTAAACGTCCTAAGCAGAGAATCTGTAAATGTTCTCCAAGCAACTTGGAAGTCTTCTAAGTCACCTGTCATCGCATCAAAAAGACGCTTAGATACTAAGGCTTGCGCTGATTCTGAAAAATCTTTAAATATTTGAAGTCCGGCATCAGCCATCGTCATTTGGTCATCGACCATCTGCATATAACCAAGTTTTATTCCGTCGAAAAACTCCTTTGAGTGAGCAAGTCTTTCTTCTTCATTATCTCTATGTAACTGTAAAGAATAAGCATCTATTAGGTTTTGATTTTCTTGTAATTTGCCATATAGCTTGAACTTGTTTTCAATAAGCGTCACTTCTTCCTTGATGAGCTTCTTTGATTCTGGGTAATACTCATTAAGTGCTTTGTACATCTTCTTTTTTGTCTCCAGGACATACTTATCTTGTTTCAGATCTTTCTTTGCTTGCTTTCTCCTTTTTTCCATCGCTTTTATTGAATCTTCAGTCTTCTTATCTACATAAGAAAAATGCATCTTGTCGAAAATGTGCTTCTGTTTTTTCAGGTATAACTCTTCATGTTCAGCAAACGTCATCTTCTCACTATAATTGTTGAGAAAACCAATCCTCATCTTTTCATTTTCAAGCTCATATTTTATCTGCAAATTATAAGCTGCTTTATTTGAATCTTTTTGTGCGCTATATTTCCGCTCAAGCATCTTTTTATATTGATCAAGATAGTCAGCTATTGCTACATCAGGATTTTCAGCGAACATCTCACCAAGCTGTAGATTCTTTTGTTTTGCTAGATCTCTCTTAAGGTTAAGCGCATCAGCCATCGCTTTTTCATATTTTGCATTTATAGGTGCTTCTGCTGCTGCTAAAGCAGCAATAGGCTGGTTTCCGTAGACAGGTTTCCTTTCAGGAGCAGCTTGGGGAGCAATATCACCCCATATTCTTTTCCCTTTAGTCCCTGCGTAAGCTAGACTCGGATCTCCTTCGCCATACACTTCAGAAAGACGTTTCTTAAAAGCAGCAACTTTTCCAAATTTCTCCTCAGCCTCTTTCATCTGTTTATCAAAATATATGAAAGCGACAGCTGAACCAAACAAGGCTGCTGCAACCAAAATGAGAGGGTTAGCGATAAGAGTGATGCCTAACCCTGTTGCTGCTGCTTCTGCTGCTAATATTGAATTTCTCAGCGCAACAAAGCCAGCGATTAAGCTCTGTGCTATTTTCATAGTAGCAAGAGCTGCTGTAAAAGCCAATATGCCTGGTGTCCAGTTGACTACATCGTCAACAAACTCGCCAATTGCTTCTTTATGTGTCCTGATGTAACCAGTCACGCTTTTTAAAGCACTTTTTATTGTATCTACATATTTTTCCCATACATCTATCGATATGCTCGTCACAACAGAAACAAGTTTCTTCCAAACGCTTATTGTTGTGTTTTCAATTATTGCTGCTGCTTTAGCAGTTTCACCTGCGCCACTTCTTATCTTTTTTTCAAGTTCTTCTTGAGCTTTTATGTTCGCCTTAAGAATAAGGACTGACTTCAAGGAAATCATCCCGTATGCTTTTCTTATCTGGGTGATTATCTTTTCTCTAGCAATCGTCTTACCCATCGATGCTGCATATTCTTTCTCTCTCTCATTCAGCTTTTTAAGAACATCGATAAGCTTGGCACCAGGACCAAGATTAAATGTCTTAGCCGCTTTCGTGGTCCTAACAAAAGCCTGTTGTAAGTTCCTGCCTGCGATACCAGCTTTAACACCAGATTGGGCAAGGATGCCTATATAAGATGAAAGCTCCTGTATATCGTAACCTAACTGACCAGCGACAGGGGCTGCGAATTTCATCGCATTCCCCATCATCTCAATATTTGTATTTGTTCTGGTAACTGTGGCAACGAAGACATCGTTAACCATCGTAAGGTCTTTTGTCTCAAGATTCATCGCATTAAGAGTATCAGTAACAATATCTGTAGCGCGACCAAGATCAAGTTCGCCTATAAGGGCTAGGTCAAGAACGCCTTTCAAAGCTTCTATCGATTCTGTAGCATTGAAGCCGGCCATAGTAAGGTACTTTAAGGCATCGCCAGCTTGTATCGCTGTCCATACGGTCTGTTCGCCAGCAGCTTTAGCAGCATTCTTTAATGCTTCGAACTGATCAACGGCATTAGTAAATCCAGGAGCAAGATCAGTAGAGATGGCATGAACAAAGCCCATCTTCTGTTCAAATTGAGCACCTGCCCCTATGCCACCTATAATCCCTCTCCAAGCAGAACGCATAGCCATATAAGCAGCCGTAACCTGGGCAACGTGGGGAACAAGGCCCATCATCGATCTTTTCTGCTTATTAGCAGATTTGGTCATCCTATCCATACCACCAGCAGCGGTATTAGATGCCTTGCTGACCTTATCGTAACCTCTATAAACATTGCTGAAACTTGACTTAATAGCCAAAGCTGATCTCTGAGCTTGTCTCTCAATAGAATCGAGATCAGCTTTGAACTTAGCCATGTTCACTCTAACGTCTACATATGCTACGCCTATTCTCACGGCTTACCCTCTGCTTCTGCTTCATCTGTGATCAGCGATAAAGCATAATGATAAAGACCATACACCCCTTTGAATATCCTTTCCCTATCCTCTTGCTTCGTCTCTAACATATCCATAACAACTTCAATGCTTTTTACATCTATGTCTATTGGACCACCCATGCTCATTATGTGCTGATTCTTTACATAAATAAAGACTTTGAAGATATCAACGTTATCTGGTAGAAGAGCAGGCATACATTCAGCACAGTTTGGTTCTTTTTCATACATCTCCCAAGTTTTCCGACACAAATCGCAGTCGGGTTTATCTTGTAGCCTGTCTACTACCTCTATCAGTTTTTTTCGAGCATCTCCAAATAAGCACCATCTTCTTCTGTAAGTTTATCAAGCGCATCGCCTACAAACTTAGCAAACTGTACAGATTCTTTCATGAGTTTGGATCTATTCTCAGGCGAACATAGAATAGGGTTGCCGTCATTATCGACTACATTATCCCAGCTAACGATGACATATTCCCAAAGCATATCCGTCCTCTTTGATTCATTGTCTTCGATAACTTCATGTCTTGCGCCTTTTCTGTACTCTATCTTCTTTTTTGTACACTTCTTGTTCATCTCCTCAATAATATCAGAGTTTGCAAGCCGAAGTGTAACGCCTCCTTCTTCCGCATTGTCTTCATCGAATGGGAAGTACATTCCTGGGTTTAAGTTCTCCAAATCAAATTTCATATATCACCTGCCCCTTTCTAATTATGCCCCTATGAGATTGTGGGGACAAGGCCAGAAGGGGCTTTGACTGACCTTGCCAGGGTGCGAACACCCCAAGACCCACAAGATGTTAAATTATACAAGCACCATCAAACCAGTTACCTTGCCTGTAAACGAGACAGTAGCTAGGCCAGCCTTATCCATGCTAATGTCATAAGACGTTATATTGACAAGAGACACCTTCCCATCCTGCCCTGTTGAAAGAGTACCAGGTGCAAAATATTGGGTGGATTGACTTGGTACATAATACGATGTGTTGTCGACATACAGCCTTAAACTAGTCAAGTCTGTATTGTCCATATTAGCCGCTTGAAGGGCTTGTTGGCCTGTCGTATCAGACGGATCGAGAAATCCATTAAAGGAAATCTGTCCACCATCTTTCATACCAAATTCATACGACTTCCAGTTGTCGCCAAAAGACGAGGACTCCATCTGATCGGCGGTAATGCCGCTAATACTCCACGTACCCATCGCAACGATGGTGCTTGCTCCGAGCGTTACTTTTCCTAAATGTCCTACTTTTACTGCCATAATGACCTCCTAAACATCATTAGGTGTACAATCTCCATTTTCAGGAGGTGGCCTCCATTTGAGGCCTTCTACTTCCTTGTAGAGTAAATAAAAATCTCTTGTTATTTCAACATGGGAAATATGGCCAATCTCTATCGATGTATCGATATGGATCTTATAGCCAGACTTCTTTAGCTTAGAGCAAAAATCAATATCTTCCCCTACATTTCTCCCATCCTCAATCTTGTATGTTTCAAACCAAGGATAAGGTATATCAAGAAAAACAGCTGTGTCGTACATAACACATGCGCAGCCTGTTGCGTCTACTTCTATGAGATCGCCTGAGAAACATTCATCATCTGGAACATGATCGTATGATCCGAGCTCACCACGTAGCGCAATGACATCAAAAGGCGGCCAACGCCTATGAACTAACCCTGTTACAACTTCCTTCTCATGACTCAGCAGCTTCGGAATTGTATCCATTGGATAATTCTGATCCGTGTCCATCATGAGTAAATGAGTACATCCTTCTTTAAGGGCTTGTACAACCAGGTCATTCCTGATAATATCTATAGGCCCTGGATTCTTTGGAAGGAGAAATGTAAAATCAGGTTTCTCCATAAGCGTCCAAGACGTTAAAAACGACGTATAAACTTTAACATCAGTCAGTGGAAGGGCTATACCAAGTTTTGTAAATCCAGTAGCACGCTTCCTCTCATGATATAATTTTTGATCTTTAAGTCTACTCTTTTCATCATAAACTCTTTTATAGTCATCGTCGTTCCATTTTTTATCTAAAACCGGATGATTATGCTTAACCACAGCATCTTTTGCCCATATATACCGACCAAGCTCTTTTGCTTTATCTGTTAACTCAACGTCGCAAAATAAATGGGTATACCCTGTATAGAAAAATTCTTTATTTTCAAGAGAATTAAGGATGCGCTTATCTGCTAACCAATGAGTAGCTGCAGTGTCCCCATCATTCATTTCGTCGTTGAAACCAACAATCCCCCATCTCCCTTCAAAATCATTCATCTTTATGACGGCTCTTATTAAAAAACCTTTCTGAGGGATTGTATCGTCACCTAAGAAAAGTACAAGATCATGCTTGGCTTTCTTGACGAGCCTTTTAAGCATCTTCGGGCAGCCTATCCTATCTTTATCGACTTCCGTCACTATCTCATATCTTTCTTCTGGATAGCATGTGTTCTTTTTTATAGCCGCAATACAGTCCCTAACTCTATCTTCTCTGATGACTGGTATTAGAATTGATACTGATGGGATCGTTTCAATATCAATCCTTTTCGTATCAAGAAGATACAATGCGTCTTCAGGTTTCGGCTTATTATAATCAGGAAGATCAAGAATCTCTAACTCAACTCCGTCATAAAATGCACTTTTAGCAGAGATATCGTCTTGGTAGATAGTCCATCCAGTAAGAAGCCCTGTGCCCTCATCTATCTTCGATATCTTATCAGACCTACCAACTAGTCCTGATCCTCCAACAGTTTCCCAATGGACAATATTATTCCCGATAAAGTCTTCAGTCTTGCTTATTTGCAGGAGATGATCCCAATCTTTCACCCCTTTGATTATAAATTTGTGCTTTGCCTGTACAAAATCTAATGAGCCAAAATCTAAGGCTGATACGAGAGCACTAAGCCAACCTTTTGGGACTAGTGTGTCATTGTCTACTTTAGCGAATAGCCCTTCTCTTCCAACAAGATCAAAGAACTGATTCATAGCGCCAGCGACACCACGATTCTCATCGTTTAATATAATCCCTCTAATCCCCTTATCAGATAAGCTGTTAAGGTATTCTACAGTCCCATCAGTTGACCCATTGTCTATTATGACCACCTCTCCAAAATCTCTCGTGTTCTCAAGAAGAACTGGTAGGGTCTGTCGTGTGTAATCGATTCGGTTAAACGTTGTGTATAATACTGGTATCATTTTTAGTTAGCCCCTTCGTTAATCATTTAACTGCTATTAAAAGACCTTTTGTATGAATTATCTTTAATTTTTCATCAGTAACAACGTCCCACAAATTTCCTTTAAACTTTGCTTTAACTGAATATAAATCCCGATATAAATCATCCATGTAATAAAGCCAGCTGTTTATGTTCCAGAAGCTTACGTGCGTTGGGTCTTGAAAGGCACCTCTACCGTCCGTACTAGGAGTCATATGGACAAATTTTCCGTTTGGCTTAAGCACCCTATATATTTCTTCTATGACGCCAACTGTTTTCCCAATTGGAATGTGCTCAAGGAAATCAGCTGCCATCACTTCATCTACAGATGAGTCGTCGTAAGGCAAGCCTTCTGCTACATCGACTATAATATCAGGGCTGACATCAGGTCTATTGTCGATGTTAACGTAACCTTCTATCTTGCGGTATCCGCATCCAAGATTAAGCTTCAGCATCTTCGTCCTGACTTTCAATTTCGTCGGCTATTTCACTAAGATCATCTTTAACCTCAACTGGTTCTTCAACTTCACCAGCTTTCTTTGCTATAAGAATAGCATCTCTCCAATAACCGTTATTATCTGTCATAGCATAAATAACATCAAGCTCAACGAACTCTGCCATACCGCTTAAAGCTTGAGCTGTCATGTGGTATTTCTGTCCTTCTCCATACTCTCCGGCAGATGCTACAATTACGCAGCACAAAGCACCAGGCTTCATAACTCTATACATCTCGCAGAATATCTTCCAAGGTTGGTCAAGTGAAGTAAGGAATTGGCCAGATACCACAATATCGCAAGAATTATCAGCTATCTGATTCCACTTGTAAATATCCTCAGCGACAGTATCGACATTAGGCCCATCGATTTCATCCAAAGATGTATAATTCCATAGCCTTGTATCGAAAATATTTCTATACGATCCATTCGTGCTAAGACCACCTACATCAAGGATTTCAAGTTTTTTGTTTTTCTTGAAATTATCCGATACGAATTTTTTCATTTTTTCAACTGAACTTGGATGCATAATTCCTCCTAATCCTTTTGTATTAAAAGGGTGTACCTGACAATCGCTTCGTAGACATCATCAGGCTCTATTTTTATCGATGGCATTATCATGTCCCTTTCCATCTCTAATGCTGAATATCCACTAACTGTAAGGTTAGCGTAGTCGTAAAGAGCAATTAAGTCTATAACTCCATCATCACATTCGTTCGCCGTTTTACCATAGTAATTAAATTGTACAAAGACGTGCTCAAATTCAAGATCAAATGTGCGTTCTGGCAGCTGTTCAAAAATATAGAATACACAGTATGGAGTTCCAGGATTCTCTGGGGCCTCAACGTAATAGAGTTTTTCTCCATCCAAGTCGTAATACAGAGGAGACGTTGTGTTATCGTCTATTAGGTGCCCATACACTCCGGTTCTTATTGTCCCTGTTGCCATTTTAAACCCTAGTGAAAGATGTTTTTATTGCTTCTCTCGCCCTTCTAAGGGCTGGCCACAAATACGGCCTCGACTGTAATTTTCTTCTCGCAGATCCTTTCTCAAGAGATAAAGCGTAAGGCACATTCGACCCAACTGAGACGACATACCCTCCCATCGCCCTAGATGGCCTGCCTATTTTATCAGAGTATTTCGCTGCTGGCCCAACGCCCGACTTGTCGCCCCAATTTGTTTGATATGATATCGAATCGTGTAATCTGCCTGAAAAAGGTGAAGGTGGTTGGCCAGGAGCAGAGGCTTGATGGGTAACGCCCTTGCTAATCCTATATTTCCTGCCACCTTTACCAGCAGCAGCCATAGACCTTCTTATGTCACTTACCATAAACCTTCCGACATCAATTAAAGCAGCCCTACTTACCTGCTCTACTCGCCTATACAACCCTGCCGGCCTTAATTTAAATACTAAGCCCATTACTTCACCTTAACCAAATCTATTTTTAACAGCCAGCCCTTTTCAAGGAGATCATCCACATATACTATCCGATATCTCTGCTCAGTACCAAACTTGGAAAACTCGTCAGCTTCTGTAATCTTAGTGCCCCTTGGGTAAGAACACCAGAACTGATGCGTAGCATAAGAAGTCTCTTTGCCTGTCTTTGGATACTCTACGCCTTTTATGAGAGCAAGCATGCCTCTTATTTTTCTGATAGTCGTCCAAGTATGCGTAAGCCCACCGCCTCCATCGCTTACAGACGATTTCCTTTTAAGCTCTAACTGGACTTTTGGCCCTCTCATCATAGCTTACACCATAAGCCTTTTTGTTCCGTAAAGATGATATGAGTAAACTCCCGGCATAACATATGTGTCGTAACCTTTCGCAATGAGCTTATCATAATAGTCGTTGTCGACTCCAAAAAATCCATCTTTAAACCCACCGACATCTTCCCATGCTTTCTTATTCGTGAGTATAAAGAATCCAGAGAAAGGGGAATCAGGATTAGACTTAAATGTTCTATCTCCGAATTTATTCCAAAGATTATTAGCAGTCTCTATGTGCATAATGATATCCGTACTAAGAACACAAGACTCTGCTCTTTGATCAGGGCAGCTTATTGCATTTGTACAGCAAGTTATCCATCCTGCTTTTTCTCCATATTTATCGATAGCACTAAGGCAAGCTCTGTACCAATTCCTGCTAAGAAGAAGGATGTCGCTATCAAGGAACAATGTCCAACCACTCGACTGATCCATGATCTTGTTGTATTCTTCTCCTATATTCCCTGTCATAGAATACGGTATGCGAATATCTATTGAGGCAGCATTCTTTAAATTAGGCATCGGGTCTATATTGTTTCTTATGTTATCTGCTCCAGCAAGCCTTATCCAAGTCCTCGACATATCGTCTCCAAATGCATCGACTACGCTACCGATATCTATACAGTGTATATCAATCTCCATCTCCCAAAGGCGGCAAGCTGTCACCTTCGATGCTGCTCCGGCAGCAAGAATCACAACGTCACATTCTTTTACTTTCTTTTCAACTTCTGGCCACCACTCGTCTATGCTATAATAAGCATTTTCAGGTGGGGTGCTAACATAGAAATCTATTTCACCAAATATCCTTTCTACTTCATCCTTGCTTCTTGTCCCAACAAATAGCACCTTCTTGTTCCTTATGAACATATTAAGGAAATCATTTAACATCCCTGGATTAAATACACTAAGATAGTGAAAAACAATTGGGCTGTAAAACTTCTCTTGCGAGGTTATGCTCTCTGCTTTCTCTACAAGAAGCTTGTTATAACTTCCACCATCTACTGATCCTTCTATAAACATCCCAGGCTTCATTCCTTCTTCAAAAGGATACCCTATGCTTGCTGCTTTTATGAATCTATCGTCATCTATCAGAAATGACTTTTTAATATCTCTTGCTAACTCTGGACTAGATGTATGCCTTCCATCGTAATCCCCAGTCATAAGCATCATCTCTCCGTCGCCATATCTCGTATAAAAGAGACGCTTGTGACATCTCATCATGTACGATAAGTAATTTATGCTATCAGCTACATTTGCTACATCAAATGTCATACAAGCGTCCTTCTGTATCTATCAAGTATGTCTTTTGTCTCTTTTGGTATCGTGCCTTTTTCAAAGATCGTTCTTAAGCCAGTCGACCCAGAAGCACCTATATTATAAAAATCGATACCAAAGACAGAGTTCATTGTTCTCTCATAGTAATATTGAATAAGACCTTTTACTGCGAATTTTAAATCATCCGGCATATCAGTAGCACTATAACCGGCAGTATAATCAATAAAAACATTTCGAAAGCCTCTTGAAAAGCCAGGATGGAGCACCACCGTACCTGTTTCATAATCGACTTCGACATCGTATTCTCCTTCATCCGGTATCGAAAGATATACAACTTTGCTGTTTATACAGCTCTTAGCGGATTCTGTTACTATGTCGGTTGACTTAAATGAGGAATAGGTTGTACTGGAGACTGCGGCTGACCAGCCGCTTCCTAGGGCGTTTACAGCCCCTATAACCGTTGTTATTGTAGGGTATGTAGCAAATAGGATTGTCTCGTCTGCGGTGCCGTCAAGAACAAGCCTTAAGCCCGTACTCTTTACAGATGCAGAAGCTGAAGAACCTGTGCTTGTATTCTTTATCTCTATCACATTAATCGTACCAACTGCTACACGATCAACATTTATGACTGGATATTGCTTAAGATTTATCGCTTTGTGACCATTCCCGCTATATCTCTCAAGCTTATAATCTGTTTCCTCAAATGTTCTTTTACAGTAACCCTTGACATATCTTTCAGCTTCATCGTGGATTGAGTTAGCTATATCAGAAGGATCTCTTGCTGTAGAATCGCTCACGTTCGTTTGAGCTGCAGCTTGATCAGCGGTAAAGCCTAGAGTCAACCCAGCTGAACTACCAGTTTGAGTATACGCAATTGTATTCCCTGCTCCAGCGTCAATTGTATACTTGTGAGTAGGGAGGCTGTATGAGACATCAAAAGCAACCGTACCCCCTGTAAGGGTAGAGTCTGCGTTTATAGCAGTCTGAAGAGCCACTCCAAGAGCGTCAGCCTCATAAGTGCCTTCTTCTATTCTAAGGGTAGATGGGCCACCTTCGCTACTAGTAAGCACAATGTTATCATTTATCGTGTTAACTGTGAAGTACCCTTGTCCTTCTTCAATAAGCAAAAAAGCATATGTGTCGGTCATTGAAACAATCATAGTCTTTTCCTCCTTGCCGCCGTCATCTTTTCTATTGTTTCAGGACTATGCTTTCTCCCATACATCGGGTGAGCCTTGCCTAGTTTTTTTTCTCGCATTTTTGCTATTGCTTCAGGGCTATGCTTTCTTCCATACATTGGGTTCCTACTACCAGTTCTATCAACTTTGGCAGCTCTCATAGAGATGCTCATGTTGTTTTTGTGCTCTTTTGTGAATTCCCTTCCAATTAACCCTGCTGATATCCGATCTCTTTTCCAGCCACAGATACCTGACCCACCTGATGTCAGGTTATATCCACCGATACCAAATGAATTAAATTCGGCTATATAAAAAATCTCCTTCTTATCAAGTTCTTCTCCTGAATCAGCAGAACAAATCGTCTCCCAGATGAACGACTCTTTTCCATTCTTCTTAAGAGCATTGTGAAAATAAGCTCTTGGGCCTGTCTTTATTCGCCTTTCATGAACGGCACGTCTGCGCTTAAGAGAGTGGATGGTTTGACCTATATAAGCCTTTCCATTTGTTAGATTCGTTGCTTTATAGATTATACCGAATGTCATTGGTTGCCCTATACCTACCTATAGGCCCCTTCCTATTTGTAGATTGCAGAGCCTGCAGAGGCCCTAAAATTAAATTATAACGGTATTCCCGTTCTTACTTCTTTATTCAACCGGATCTGGACTTTCCAGAACCCGATGAATAAAAATAAACATTATTATGGCACTTACAGCCGCTAACGGCACATTCTTTGTTATCCACCACCAATCATCGTGAATTGAAAAATACCAATCGACACCATGAATCCTTGATATGTAACTCAAAAACACTGAATACCAAAGGGCCGCAAATAAGCAGACAATGCACCTAAAAATAGTGCTTATTTTAGGGTAAACATAAGCCCACCATATCAACATCGATATATTAACCCCCATGCTGACTAGAATCACCAAGTACACAGTCGCCGCAAGATCCATCCTGTTCCCTCTCTAATAGATTCCGTCTGAACCAATCAGGGTCACCATCGATAGTAGCGGTGAGTTCTTTGACTAAATCTTTTACTTCTTCAGCAGTCTTATTGTTAGTGTCGATTGACTTCTGAAAATCATTAGCCTTGAACTTATCTTTAACCCATTTCAAAAGCATCTGCTAATTCCTTCCTGGAAGAAATGCGGTCAGCAATGTTTTAATCTCAGCTAAAACGACAGTATTAGCTTTTACCGCATCAGTCTGTTTCCCAATCACCAAGTCTTTTTGTACCAATAACCGATAAAACACAAAAATGGAAACTAATGCTATGAGACACGCAGGAGTCATTCCTACTTTTTCAGTGACGCTACCTATTAGCTTTATAATATCCATCATTTATTTAACTTCCCACCAATACCGAGTAGCATTAAAGCAAACCCAAAGACAATCAGTCTGTCGTCCACGTCATATCCAAGCTTATCATATATTAATGATCCTGCT